ATTTTTTGATTGCTTTTTATTACGCCAATCAATAAATTTTTTGCCAGACATTGCTGCGGCCCGATCACTGGAGGTATATTTACCGCCAAATAGACCTTTATTATCTTTGTATTTAGCACTGGTACCAGCAGCCTCTTCTAGCGGATTAGTAAAGCTATCGGCCTTTAAGCGGCCAATAATACGTCCACCCCCATCTGTAACAATAAAATCGCCGTTATCAGCAATACGAGAAGTTGTTCCGGCTTTTGCTCTTTTACCACCAAGAGCCTTTGTCATTAGGGCCTTTACTGCTCTTTCTTTTACGCCTTCATCAAGTTCAATTTCTTCATTACGTATATTTTTCTGAAATGCTTTGTATTCTTTGCGGCGGTCTGCGTCTTTATCTAATAAAGAAAGAATTTTTTCACGTGGCTCTGTGTCTAAGTCATCGACAAACTTCTTCAGTTGTGCTGTTTGACCTTTCTTCATCATCATAGCAGCTTTTATAAAGTCCATCTTATCAATGCCGCCATGTTTACGGGCATAATCTTCAAGTTCTTTTGCAACACGTGACATTGTAGCTTCATCAAGATTCGATTCTCTTATTGAGGCTTTGTACAATTCTAAACCTTTAGAATATGCTGGGTTTTTCATCATTCGCTTTGACTCAGCATCATCTGGATTTTGATGAGCCATGCGAACTGTTGGTTCGTCTAATTTATTGGCTTTCATATGCTTTTTATATGCATCAAACTTTTTAGAATCTACTGCTGGACCAAATCTGTTTCTCATCGGCGTGGTTGTTTCATTAACAGATTCAGCAAGCTTCCAACCCTTTGCAAGATATTCTTTTTGTTTAGTCTTATCAATAACAATAGTTTTGCCGGCTTTATCTACAACCATGACTTCGGTTTTAGGATTTTTTAACTGCCGAGCCTCCTCAACAGATTCGGTAAATTCAACTGGAACAAGGATGGATCCTTTAGACCCACCATTAACCATCATCATTTCATCACCTTTACGAGCAATTTTAAAATCTTTGTGAATTTTTTTAAAGTTAGCTTTTGAAATATAAACTTTATTATTTTTTACTTCATAATCGCGATCCCGTAAAACGGCTTCGTCAAGCGATTCAAATTGCATAGTATGTTGGCCACTGCCACGAACCTTTTCGGCTGCGGCTTTAGATGAATATGGGGCACCTTGATTAACAAATTTGCCACCAGAAAACTTTTGAACCTGAAACCCGGATTTTGCTTTAGCGCCGGCTCTGTTATCAGGGTGGGCATTCGACAAATCTATAATACGGATTTGACCGGTTTTAGCTTCAGAAATAGCCTCATCGCCCTTATCGGTTTCGCTGTTTATATTTTGTTTAAATTTATTCCAATTATAATCGCGGATAATTTTTAAGATTGCATCTCTATTACTAGAACGCTTGTCAATATATTTACCAACAATGACATCAATAGACATTTTGGCTTCAAGATCTTTAATAATCTTTTTAGCTGGTAATTTAGCTTCATCTACATATTCAATACCTTCTTTCATATCGATAAGACTTGCACCTAAATCGCCAATAGCAAAGGTAATTTTACCGTCCTTTTTTCTACGTAAGAAAGATTTAACACCACCAGATTTTGCTTGAAGAGTAATTTTTTCTTGTTCGGAAGGCTTACCTTTTAAAACGGTTGTTTTTGATAAAACTTTATATTCGACAAAATCTCCACCTTTAGATAACGTTGAATCAAATTTAATTTTTACATTATCATTTTTCTTTAACTTATCGAAAATAGCAGAATGTTTGTCGGTCATTTCAGTTAATCCTTTAATTTGTGTAATTTCTGTGGTAGCTTCTGCCATTGCAGGCTTTTCAATCATATACATTTGTACAGATTCCGTTGGAACAATTCCACCACTTTTCCATACTTTTGGGGCAATAAGAACTCGCGGTCCTCTTAATTCTTTTACAATATAATCCATTTTAGCTTCGGCTGGTCCGTCAGCGTATTTCTTTTTTAAACGAACAGTATCACCTTTTTTAATTTCGGTTTTTGCTTCATAAGCTGAGCCACGCTTTGGTGATCCTGGATTTGGCTGTTTTAAATTTTTACGAAGTGCTGCAAGATCATTTTTAAGCTTGCTTATCTTAAAAGATTTCATAACATTTGAATTGCCAGATTTTGTTATAGCATTTTTTGTTAATTGCATAGACTCTTCGGTATTTTCTTTACGTGACATAGATTTATCCATTTTATCGGCCGCGGAATTGAATAGTTTAGTATAAGTTTTTTCATTTTCGGCGGCCGAAGGCATTGCCATCATAACATCATCATTAACAAGATCCCAATTAATTGAACCATCTTTATTATAATTAGCCTTATCTTTTAAAGACTTTTTTATGTGTTTTTCAATATTAGATTTATTAAGAGAAGCCTCTTGCAAATTACGATTTTCCATTGTAACCTCTACCGATTGATTTACGGAATTGTTTAACACCAACTCTATCAGACATGTCTTGGCCCTTTTCACGCTTACGAATAGTTTCTTTTTCTTTTGAAATTTCAGGATTGCCGCGAAGAAGTTTAGCTGTTGCAGTATTACGAGCCTTATCACTTTTCATTTTAGCTTTTTTTCTATAGCTATCCAATGCGCCTGGACGATCTAGAACTTCATCAATAGTCTCTTCATTGACGTCATCATTATTTTTCATATAATCACGCACTGAATCGATATAATCTGTAGCTTTAGTAATCTTATTCTGTACCCATTCAGGCATGTTCTCATCATCAGACAATTGATCGTGTAGTTCTTGGGCAGCGTCAATCATTGTCTTGAGTTGTGTCTTAGCCATATCACCTTCTTTATCATACTCTTCAGGATCTTTGGCTTCACCCATAGGTTTTACTTTTTTCATGGGTTCGCGCTTAGAATATTTACTACGCATTTCTTTAAACGCTTTTTCACTCTTAACAACTTCTTTATCAACCGGAACCATACGAATTCTTACCTTACCGTCTGGACCAATATATTTTTCTGGTTTTCTATCTGCTGATTTAACTGCCATTTTACTTGCCTCTTACTTTATCCGCTAAATCTTTATCGGCTTTGCCCCATGTGCCCGGAGATTTTGTAGTAAACGAATTAACCCTAGCAAATCCCCATTGTTCAGGAGTGGTTCCAGGTCTATGACCGGTTTTCCAAGCCGCTACACCGCGGTTATATACACTACGTAAAACACTTAATGGCATTCCAGATTTTTCCGCTTTATTTTTAAGTGCTTTAGTATTTTCATTAAATTGTTTAAAAGTTTTCATGGCTTTGTCGATCTATTTGTTGAACGTGTTTGTAAAGTTCGCGCGCGATCTCGCATTGCATCAAATTTGATTTTATCTGCTCTTTTTTCTCTATTAATTCTATCATTTACTTTATCAATATAATCAATTTCTTCGTCGGTATCGCCAAACATTTGTGCAAATCGTTTAGTGTGCTTACTTGGCTTAGTTTTTGCAGTGGCATCGCCTGGTGCTTTTTTATAAGCATCGGGATTATTATCAGCCTTTTTAGCATTCTTTTTAAAATGTTGGTCTCTAGCAATTTTTGTAGACTTGTTCTTTATTCCAGCAAAATACTTTTTAGGCTGCGCCCCATCACGGTCCGCAATATCGGGATCTTGGGTAGTAGTTGTTTTTTCTTCAATTTTTTCAATTCTATCAAGCCATTGTCTAGATTTTCCGGATGAAGTTTCAACAATTACATAATTTGGGCCAAGGGTTGCAATAATACCAACCTCGCTTGTTTCAGTAATAATAATTTCTTCGCCTATAGAATACAAATCACCCTTTACATATTGCTCTCTAATATCAGAAATAGATTCTAATTGAATGTGACGTTTAAATTCGGTTTCTTCTTTTAATCCCATGCCTTTACGCACATCATTAAAAAGTTTTTTTGCATCAGAATTACTCATTGAAGTAGGAAGACCTTCATAAAATTTTGTGAAATTATTCTCTGTGGCAAATTTACGCTGCTTAGTTCCAGACGCACCGTCTGGGCCATCGCTATCAGCATCTCGCATACCGGCCGATATTACCTGAACCCCACCATTAAAATTATAAAATCCGTGAGTAGAATCAACTCCATTATATTTATTTAATCTAATTTTATATTCATCCACTCTATCACTACCGGCTACCATAATAACTTTACGGAAACCCTGCTCATAAAGATAAGCTAATGCAAAAAAAGGATTAATAATTTTTTTATTAATTAAAATATTGCGGGCATGTTTTGGAAACATTTTTCGCACATGCTTTACCTTATCCGCGTATTTCAAAGGATTATCTTTTTTATCCTGAGATTGAGATAAAAAGATTTTATACGGCAAACGGCCAGCGGTTTTGGCTAGTTTATTTAATAATTTACCATGACCAACAGTAGGTGGATTTAATCTACCAAAAGTAAAATATACTATTTGGTCTTCTTCAATAATGTATTGTTTAAAAGAATTAACCATTTTTAGATTGTGCCTTATGCTGTTTTCTATCTTTTTCAGCTTGACGCATTTTTGGAAGCAATTTTACAGCAATGCGATCTATTCTTGAGCCCATTTTCTCAAGCCGTTTTTCTAATTCCATTTTACGAGCAACTGACATATCACTTTTCGGAATATCTTTTGTAAGTTTTTTAAGAATAATATTACGGGCTGCTTTACGTGCACGTTTTTTTAACACATCTTTATTGGCAGTACGACGTGCGGCGCGGTTGCGCCCCATTTTTAATTTAGCTTTATTACGTTTCATACTACGGCCGCGAGCTAATCGCTGTTGAATATTCAGCGCCTCGTCTGGGCCTTCATCAACGCTAGTTCTTTTTGCTCTATGTGCTTGATGTTGAACTTCGTCTGGTTCTCCATCACGCATATCTACAACTCTTAGATCTTTAAATCTAATCATTAACTTCTCCCTGGCTTATCCCATCCTTTAATAATATCTGGCGAAAAGTTGTTGTATGAAAATTCTAATCTATCAACAATCTTTACAGCGTCACTACCCAGTCTATCAATTGCTACATAACCTTCTTGACCCGTTGTTTTAAAACCATTTTTAGTTTTTACAAAAGTCTTTACTTTATTTATCCTATCAAGTATATTTATAAGTTTTAATTTCGCTAAGACAATAACTTTCTGCAATTCGAACATAGTTATCAAATTATTTTTATTATTAGCCGAAAAAAATGATAAAATATCATTCAGTTTATCTTGTTTGCGCCCCTTACCTTTTTCAGTTTTAAGCTTATCCATTTCTTTTTGGAATTTTGCTTCAATAAATTTAATAAGTGCCGTTACTCTTTTGGCTGGATCCGGGGGCATTTGGCCTGCCCGTACATAAGAATTTGAATGTTGCTCTATTAATTGTGTTAAATCAGTATTAGCTTCTAAGGTGCGTAAAACGCCCCCCGAAATTTTATTAAATAATTTTCCAGCTTGAGTTAAATAGTCATTTACTATATCGGAATCAGACTTATTCATAGTAAGATTTGTCATATCACGAAGCATAGCATCTTGCGACCAAACATTTTTTGATTTTTTAAGACGAGAAACATTAACACCATATGAAGCTTTCATAGTTTCAAATGTATTACCTTTATATGTAGTATGCCAAACAATACCAATTTTAGATGCTAAAATTTCTTTTGATGATACTGTATTAGCTGGTACAGCATAAACAATAGTATTTGGATGGAAGGTGATATATTTTTCACCAGCAATAGTTTCATTACTAAGATCGCCTGGGCCGTATAAAAAATCGCCCTGAATAACTTCAGTAATTCCCAATTCGGGTAAATATTGTAAGGCTTGCTTAAGCTTTATAGCTAAATCGCCTGAAGTATCTGCATCTACCTCACCTGGAGTTTTATATACTTTTGGATTTTTATTAAAAATACCCTTTTTAGCAACAAAAAATTTGCCATCAGCTGGATCAATGCCAGCAAATACTGCTGGTGCTCCATCCCATTTAACAGATATTTTCCCGTCATGTTCGCCCTTTAACATATTACGCAATTCGCGCAAAGCCATAATAGCTTGACGAGTACCATTAACACCACCATAAATCACCTTATCTTCAAGGTGTGTCATGTGAGTATTTTTGTTTTCAGCAATGAAAGATTTAAAGTTTTCCATATTTTAAATATTATCCGTATTATAATGTATGTTTAATTGTTTATTAGTATAAGATCAAAAGAAGCATTTACTTCTGTTTGTTGAGCAGCAACAGCATCTACACGAATATCACTTTTTTCTGCAAATACTAATGGTATTGGGTATTCAATAAATGTGTTTTGCCCGCCGGCTGCGAAATATGTTCCTTTATTTCGGAAAATTCCGCCATCTTGAAAAGTTCTTTGTCTTAGTGTGTATTTCATAGCCGAATTAGTACTAGCCTTTGATGAACCAAATCTTAATGAAAGCATATAAGCAGTTTTACCAGCGGGTACTGTATAAATAGCCATTAAGGTTTGAGCTTCATTTGCAGTAATCTGCGCGGCGGTTGTGGCTCCAATACTAATAATAACGTTAGCATCATTATTAATATCAACCATATATGCTCTATAAACTCTAAGAAAAGTTTTTACCCCAGTTGAACCAATAGGAATAGTTTCACTTTGATCATTATAATTTTCATCTAATCCTTGAATAAAAACACTCGCACCAGAATTTTGTGTTGAAACAACAGAAATTACAGATGGAACAGTCGGAAATACATAAGTACTGCTTCCAGTATTACCGTCCCAAATACTGCCTGCTGTTATATCGCCCGGAGTAGCACCAAATTTATTAATATGATTATAATTAGCAATTAAACCGGCTGCAAGTGGAATATTACCAACATTTCCATTGCCGTTAAGTATATTACCATTTTTATCAGCCATCATAATCACTTCATGAATATCATTATTTCCAGCATGAAGTGGATTTTGTCTACTAACGCTATACTGTGCCATTTATAATTCCCTCTTTACATTTTTACCCTAGGTTTAATTGTGCCAGAAGTTATTCTTTCTAAGATAATATCTTTCTTTTGAACCAGTTTAATTTCAATAAGGTCCCCAAGAGAAAATCCGGCGCCAGTTTTATTAGCTAAAAAAATAATTTTATGATTTTTAAAATAATTTTTATAACTTAGATCTACAAATTCATCTTCAAGGTCTTTAAGCTGCGCCGGAAATTGTTTTCTTATTATATCAAGTTGTCCGCTATTAACTTCGGATCCACTTCCTAATCCAGCATCTTTTTTTAAATCTTGAATCCCGCGAATAATTTCAGCAATAGAAAATGTTCCCCCAATTTTAAAATTATTAACATATTTACCATTAGCCGAATAATCAACAGCTTTAACTTCAAAGCTTCCTGCTGCATCCACAATATCAACTCCGGCCGAAGAGCCTCCACCCAAATGTCCATTATTCAAAATAAAATATAGCATAACTTCACCGGGTCCTACCCCTTTAATATTATACTTATATAATGCTTCGAAGTTACGGATATCTATATTCCGTGCAGTTTTAATTGCTTTTTTAAGAGCTGACGCAGTAATTCGATCTATATGAACATCATTGCTATTATTAAATTTTGGAAAAAAATGTAAATGAAAAAGATGTTGAATTTCTTTTTTATAAGTCAAAGATTCAAAATCTTTTGCAATTAAATTAAATGAGGTCCGTACCATAGCTCTATTAAGAAACTCGGAATTTAATTGACTAGTATCCATTATTTTTTTCCACTAATAAACTTATTAGTATTATTTATATAAAAAAATATTATAAAGCCCCCAATACTTAATGTGTTGGGGGCTTTTATTTTTAGGTTTTTTCATAAATATAAAGATCAAGTCTTTCTGCAAACTCAAGCGGTATTGAGCAACGCACTCGAGATTTTACAAATCGTACAAGATCAGATTCGCTAATATATGGATGTTTATTTGCATAATAGTCTTTAACTTTTTCATAGCGATTTTTTGTGCGGCCTTGCAATTTTACATAAAAACGCTGTGTAGCACCATGACGAGCTAAATCTTTATTCATAGTAATTACCATGTTACGAATATCTGCAATTCTTTTTGAATCTTCGGCGGTTTTTTCAAAAGTTCCAATATAAGAATCCGAATATCTTTTATTTACTACTTGCATGATTTCATTACTCCGCTTTTAACTGATGGTACAAACATGTCATAGTATTTTAAGTGAAGCTCTTTTGCACATTCTTCACTAATATATTCCCAACGCTCAGTTTCCTGAGTTTGCCAATTCATTATTGCTTCTACATACCACATTGCGCTATCCTTATTTGCTTTCATTTTATACCTCTTTATAGCATAGTTTAAAACGAATGTAAACCCCCTAAACACAATTAATTAATTAATTTTTAAAAAAACTTATAAAATGCGTTATTTTAGTGGCATTTATTGAAATACACCCAATATTCTTAGTTTAACATTCTGAATATGGGTGCACTGTTTGCGAGGGTTCTTTTTACATGAACACGAAAAGCCATTATCATGCATAGTAACAATACCTTTGGCATATTGCCATTTAGTACCGACCATCCAATGATTTACAGTATTAATTGAACCTGTTGAAAAAATTGTCATTCTTATGCTACACCACTTACTACATCTACTGCATATTGAACTTCTTGTTGAAATTCAGTTTCGGTAGCTTCAGAAAAATCAAAACCGGAATACTCCATTTCATCTTGAATGAGCCGCGCAAAAGCTTGATTACAATCAAGGATAGACATGATTTGTTTTGTATAATAATTCATAATGATTCTTCCCTTTGCTTCATTTCATTGTATATACATTTATAACATAAAAGAAAGAAAATGTACACACTTTTTTTACTTTTTTATCTTCGTTTGAAACTATTTTATACATACGCCCGAGCTAGTATCTCCAATCTCCCCGCACGGCCTTATTGACATTGCCGCTCTGGTTCGATCGAAACTAACATCCCTTTCGAGATAGTGCTTTTAGCTGATCAACGCCTCTACACAGACGTATGTATGAAATAGTTTTCCTTGTCTTAGACTCTTTGCTGATTATATAGTGGTCTTAACTTAGTCCCTTACCAGGATTTTACGGGTTCTGCTCCATGGGCATACCTACCTTTACGGTTCTTCGCTCGTACTATATAATCAGAAAAGAGTCCTTTGTTTTAGTTTCCTTATGCGAAGTGGTTATCAACAAGCACACTAATGCAATCATTCAGATACTCAGTATCATAGAAGACTCCAAGTGGAATAAAGATATCAGACTCAACAAAGTTCCAATTGATACCGCCACCTTCGTGGATATTTTCTGGATTAACCACCGCAGCATTGAAAGCTTCGATAATGTCATTCTTAATCATTGCGCCATAAGTAGTAAGCATAGTGTTTCTCCTTTTTGATATATTAGTTATATCATATAGAGATCTGATTGTAAACCCCTAAAATGCATTTTTTTTATTTTTTTTATACCAAACCAAATTGGCTAAAAAGTACTACCATTGCAATAACGCCAACGAGGGCCCAGGCAAGAGTAGTAAGTTCCCCTTCTGGAGATTTAGGGGACTTAACAAACATACTACTAACTCCACCGAAAAGTACAGCGCCAATTATACTAGCAACTAATGTCATATTAAGCTCCATCATCCATTTCTAATTCGTATTCAATAAACTCTGCTTCTACCTTGCAGTCAGGATATTCCCGGTCAAGATACCGAAGCTCTTCAGAAGTTGCATAACCAGAGTATTCTTCTCCTGTATGAACAATTTTCCCAGCTTTGTTAGTAACTGTGAGTTTATAAAATCTTTTCCACATCATATATCTCCTTTTGATATATTAGTTATACCATGTAGAGATCTGATTGTAAACCCCTAAAGTGCATTTTTTTATTTAATGTGATATATTTGTTATGCCACCTCATAGCCTATTACAGTTTCTAAATATCCATTACCATACTCTTCAGCAATCGCCAATAGGATCTGCTCACGTGGTTCTGTATCCATATTACCGATTTTTGCTAAAGCGCCGTCAATGTCATTCGAATTCATCAGCCACTGCACCTGCTTAAAATCAGCCGTATCGGCCAGATATAGATCAGCAAGGCCTGCATCTTGTGCTTCTAAGCTATAGCTGAATGTTTGATCGATAAGTTTTTGAATAGTCATGATAGGCTCCTTTGTTTCATTCTATATTAGTTATACCATATAATAAAGAGAATGTAAATAAAAAAGATGCCCCAAAGGACATCTTTTTCTTTAATGTGATATATTTGTTATGCTGCTGTTGCCATTTGAACGGCCAAATTTGCAGCCTTTATTTTGCGCAACCGATTATTACCGAACCATTGATTGTGTAACCGATTTTCAGCTCCTCGTCCTTGAAGATGGTCAGTGACATATGTTACTGAATTAAATGCCTGCCACCATGTTCCAGCACCAAATTCTGCGCCAGGTTGAATTTCAAGCATATCATATGCGGTTTGCGCATTGCGGCTTAAATCTTCTTTTTTTGTCACCGTTGTTTCAATATCTTTGCGCGAAGTAGATGGAAATACTTGGCTATAGTACTGAATAAGTGAATCAGCAGTAAAACGACGGCCGCCTAAAAACTGAGCCATATCTTTATACTGAGTAAATTTTTCAGAAGCAAGCCCCAATGTTGTTTTCACATCATCAGCATTAAACACTGTGCGATGGCCAACTTTAACAGAACGCTCAGCGTGGCTGTTCAAGCTAAATGTAAGAGTATTATTACAAACAACACGAATAGGAGTAAATCGAATATCAATTGATTTACCATATTGATGAGGATTTGAAAACAACAAATATGATTCAACAGTATCTTCTTTACCAAATACATCAAACGACTCTTTAATTTTTGCAAGAGCCCACACTTGTTGACCGCCCTTTAGCGAACCGGCAGTGTGCATTTCCATATCACCGGCCGCAACATATTCAGCAAAGAAATTAAAGGCTTCTTCATTTTGGACTGGATTCCAATTTTCGCCAACATTAGTAAGAACTTTTCCATCAGTTGAGCGAATAAGAGCTTGTTGACCAGTGGCAACATTATCGCCCTTCCAACGGACAAAAGCATCTACCTTTTCAACTTCCCAATCAAGACCAGCCTTTTGCATCATTTGCATAGGTGTAAGATCGTTTGATACCGGAACACCTAAACCATGCCATGGCAATTCGCCCGCATAAGCCATCTGTGCTACACCGTTTACAATTTCTACCTCATGTGCCATTTTATTCTCCAATATATCTAATAATACTATAATAGCATATTACAAACAGATTGTAAACAGTTAATTTAAACTATTTGAATAAAAATTTTTATGTGATAATATTATCGTTTACCGCTTCCAAATCGGTTTTTTGGTCTATAAAATGTTTTTTGATTATGAATACGTCCTAATAAATCACGAATTAATGTAATTTCTTTTTGCATCTCTTTCGCATAAATATTTGTAGGATCCATAGTTATACTCATAGATCTTCGATGCACTCGACCATTTAATGCAGATTCGATCATCTCAATATCATCTACAGTTAATTCGAAGGTTTTATTGGGTTTCATTATCGCCTCTATGTTTCAAAATATAACTAAGTTTATCCTAAGTTTAACTTTTGCATTTCATTTAATGCATCTTGTCTTATACCACGAAAAATTATCCCGCGGCGAATTTGATTGGTTTTATTTGGCATAATACTATGCAGCACATTACCATAAAAACAACCGAACCCGCCCAAAGAAACCGGTGGTTGAACATAATTATTTTCAAAGAAAGCTTTATAAAAAGGTTTTTCTTCATTCCAATTAGTAGTATTGTATCTATATCTATGCGTTCCAGGTACATATGCAGTAGCACCGTTTTCTATTGTAAAGTCAACTAAAGGAATCATAAAGGTAACACTTAAAGGACCTTTATCTAAATATTTAGACATTTCGCATTCAAGTTTTTGTGGCCACAAATATGGCGCATCTAAGTGGGGCTGAATAGGATAATCATGCTTGTAATTAGACATAATATAACGGTTAGTTAATTGCCAGCCCCAATCTTTATTCCCAAATAAAACATCACAAATACTTTTTAATAACGGAAGCATGATTGTATTAATAAATAAATTATTTTTTGGAGTTTGTGCCCAATGACAAGCCCAATCAATATTTTTAATTTTAGCTTCTGATAATACATCTGGATTATTTAACCACCGTCCATTACCATGACCCACAAAAGGCGGGAGTTTACTTGCAACTTTATTAAATGCAATTAAATCTTCGGTATTAAATGCATTGTCAACAATAGCAATACCATCTTTATCTAAATCCGATAAAAAATTTTCTGTTAACATTTATATTATCGCCTCATTTGAGCCGCATCTTTTGCGGCTTGCATATTATCTTTGCGAATAGGCATAAGATTTGATTTATGAGTTACAACAATACCAGCAATTTCATTACCAGTATATTGAACAGTGTCTTTTTTAAGTCCATTACTACAGATTGTATCTGACGTTTTTATCATAGAAGTGCTTTTATAATCGGGTATTTCATAACGGTGATCTTTAAGACCATCATCGCCCTTTATACCCATCTTTTTTAAAAAAGCTTCATGTTCTAATTGAGCTTTCTGCCAACCAGGCGATTTTTTTTGTTTTCTTTTTTTAAAATTATTACTAGACATTCCGCGAATTAAATGCATACCTGACATAGTATACCTTCCCCTTTAATAAAGATTACTCTATTATTATATCATATTTTGACGGAAAGTAAACGGCTAATTTTAAATTTATGTTATTTTTTTATAGCTGTTTTTTTCTTAAGTGCTTTTCGTTTTGCAAGAGCTTCTTTCATTTCCTCGAGCGGATTTGCTTTTGCTGCTTTAATTGCACTAAATTTGCCTGTTCCGGCTTCTGTGGACTTTGCTTGTTGTTTATTATAAAATCCAGCATTTTTAATTCTTTGACTCATATCACCTTTAGGTTTTGGCATTTATATTCTCCATTTTATTAGCCTATATTTTATATATAAATATTTTTATGAAGCATATATTTTTTATTATAATTTTCTTATTCAGTACTGGCTGTTCCATATTTAATACATTGGGGCAACAGCCAAAACATACTATAAATCTTACTGAAGCGATTTATTATGTTGGTCTTAATGAAAATATAGATCGGGTTCAATTAAAAAGATTTTTAAATGTTGACCCGGTTACAACTGAGTGGTGCGCAGCATTTATCAATGCGGTTTTAGCTAGAAATAATATATCAAACCTACACGATTTTAATTCTAAACGACCGTTATTAGCACAAGAATTTTTAAATTACGGAGAAATAATTCTTGAAGAAGAATTGCGGTATGGCGATATTATAATAATAGAGCGCCCCGGCGCAAAATGGCAAGGTCATGTTGGATTTTTTATGGGAATTCGGCATTCTCGAGGGCAAAAATATTATTTACTTTTGGGCGGTAATCAAAATAATAAAGTTAGTATTGCCCCATATTCATCAAAAAAATTAATTGGAATGCGAAGATATTCTAATTATAAATAAAACTATATAAGCAATTAATGAGAATCTAATGTATACTTTTAAATCATTTATAAGCGAAAGCGCTAAATCAGATAAGTATGAAAATGATATGGCTAAACACATTGCCAATATGGGTTTAGACGCATCTCGTCCAGCCGTTGATCCAACATATTCAGATATTCTTATTAAATATAAAGGCGATCGCATATGGTTAGAAGTTAAAATGAATCACTCTGACCAACTTGGCAATACTCGCGCTAGTTTTGACGGTAAAAAATGGATTGCCGCAATTGATAAAAAAGGCCCTAGTAAGGGTAAATTATCTCCTCTTAAAGCATATATTACTAAAACCTTAAATAACGATAAAGATACTCAAGCATGGTTAAAAGATCTTGAAAAGTTTTCTGGAATAAAGGGTATGAAAGTACCCACATTAATTTCTGGATTGAGTGATCCAAAATCCGTTCCACGTGATGTAATGATTGCATATTTAAAAGGTAAAAAACAATATATTTTAAATAAACCTGAAGTAGATTTGGGCGAGTTAATTACTCAGCATTATCTTAAAGGGAAATCCGAGCCAGCATATTATATGCAAGCCGGCGATGATTTCTATAGAATTGGTTCTGCAAATCCAATGGGCGTTCCTAATGATGTTCCATTACTCTCTGGCACTGGCCCATTCAAAATGCGCATTGGTATGCGGTCAAAGTATTATGAGGTGCAGCCCGAGGTTAAAATTACTAAAATGCCGAGCAGTAAGTATTCCTTAAAGCCCGGCACTAGTAAATTAAACCCATTTGAAAATATCAAATAATTTTATTTCTTTTTCAAAGCATCAGCACCAAAAAATGCTGAAACCAATGCTGCAATAGCAACAAAATATGTTGGTGCAATATCGCCAACAATTTTAGCAGCAGTGTCTAGTCCTAATAATGAAGTCAATATAATTGCAAATGGATATAATAGCATACCCATTAAAGCAAACCATGTCATTTTCCGCATAGCATCTCTTTGTGCATCTTGATCTTCTAACGCTTTACGCTTAAATTCAAGGTGCATTTCCATTTCATCAGCAGAAATGTGCCCATCGCCATTTATATCAACACCTGTTACTGCAGATGCATCAATTGTTTTTGTATTAGCCGTTGTATCAGCTATTGTATCAGCCATATTTTTCTCCTATGATTTTAGTCTGAAAGTGGATTATCAAAAGCCTCTTGAATCCGCTGTCTAATATCATCATCTAATTTATTCATTTTGGCTTCTATTTCAGCAACAATAGTTTTCATAAAATCACGAGTATCTTTTTCTGATGCTCTTGTTGTACCTTCAACTTCACGGATACTAGCTGTAGTATCTTTTTGTAGTTGGTTCATTTCATTTCGAATTCCTTCAAGCGTGTCGCCAATACTATTTTGTGTTGCCTTAATTCTTGCTTCGCTAATCTCGAGATTTGTACTAATTTTATCCCGCACATTAGCTATCGTATCTTGATTATCTTTTAATGTTATTCGTAAACGTTCTTCAAATGTATCTAATTTTGCAAGAACATCGCTGCGAACTTCCCTTACAGCATTTTCTGCAGTAATAACATTATCTTCAAGTGTATCGATTAAATTCTCAAGCCTAGTAATATCTGCTTTTAAATCGTCTTTAATAACAGTAGTATAGCCAATAGCATCTTCTAGTTTTTGGAGTTGTAGTTCATTAGCAGAGCTAATTGCATCAATATCAATATTCTGAACAATTTCTTTCATATCCATATAATCGGAATAAAATTCAAATCCCGCCCACGCTGCGCCGCCAAGCGTTGATAACGCGGTAAGAATAGCAAACATTTTGCCACCTTTAAATGTCATTCCTGCAAATTCAACTTCTGCCATGTTATTCCCCTAAAAAATATTCTATTCCGAGTGTAAGTGCAATATCGTTATCTTCATTCAGAGTCGGAGTCACAAAATAATATCCATAATTGAATTTTAAAAAAGGAATTATACCCTTTTCTGTTAATCCATAATATCCGTTTACAATACCATATTCTATATTTAAATCTTTATATAATGTATGTTCAAATCCTGCATATATGCTGGGAATTTCAAAACTATTTAAATATATCCCAGATATATAATTTCCACATTCTAATCTTCCATGCGGGTGTATTTCATTAAATTCTATACCTGTATTTAAATGAGCAGATACAGCCAATCCTATTAAATAATTACAAATCAAATTATAATTTTCCTATTTACTTGCACCCACATAACCAGCCACAAGTCCAATTATGCCAGTAATGCTCATTTGCAATAACTCAACAATATTTTGATCAAGTTCTGCATTATGTTCAGCAGCAACCATAAACTCATCAACAACAATAAGACCTAAAAGACCCATTAAACCTACTGCCATAACTAATACTATTACATCTTTTATATACATCATTTTTTAAATCCCTTTAATTTTGCCTTCATATCACTCAACTCTTTAAGTTTGGCATTTTTATCTGTTTTTTCTATTTCAACAGAAGATTTTTCTTGCCCAATTTTAATTCTTGGTATTGTATTAATATCTAATGCTTTACGTGCCTCAGCAATACGTAATCGTAAACTTGTTACTTCGGCCCGCATTTGTTTATAATCCAATAGAATTATTCCTCAAATTGTAATTCTCGCAATTGCCTTACTTCTTGTTCTAATTTCATTATTTCTAACCGCTTACGCTTTAATTCTAATTCGAATAATTGATTACAATCAATCCGAGATTTAGTGGTTTTGCCAAGTGGTATTGTTATTCTTGCATATACACCAATATCAGTATTATCAGAATTATAATAATCCCTATCAGATAGATTATCGGGTTCAGTAATAAATCCAGTAACACCAAATTCTAAATTAGTAGCAGAACCAATTGCGTTTGAACAATCTAATTCACCAGCTTTAAATTTATCAGATTGATAACTAGCAGGACCATTTGGTATTTGTAAATTTAAAGAGCTCGATTCAGCAATTGCTTTTTGTCCCAATAAAAATATTAATAATATACATAATGTAACTTTTTTCATATTTCATCTCACTTTATTTTCGAACATATTCGCGATGAGACACCGGTTGTTATAACATCTTTTTTTAGTAATTTCGATGTTGAACAAATATATGTTATTCGTGGTTTATCTATTTCTCGTATATAAATTTCAATTTCTTTATAAGCAAGATAATTTACACTTATAATTTTATTAGAAGCTGCAAATGGAATACTATTCCATTCTTCATCATGTGCAGAGATAGCATAATATTGTATTTCTTTTCTTTTATTAAATAGCCGCATTTTAGTATAAAGAAGGCCATCCATATATGACCTCTTTAGTGTTGGATAGGTTGGTGTCCATTCATGGGCCGTAGCTGAAGTAGACACCAACACTAAAAATAATATTATTTTGCTATACATTCTGCGCTAACTAAAGCCTTATATTCGCCACCCGGAAATGATTTATCAAATCCATATGTTACAGTTGATGATACATTAAACCATGTTGAGCCAGCTATAGTAAGATCATATTCGGTTGTATTATCATATATAACTTTTGCTGTTTCATAACCGGACATAGTAGTTTCTGACATAGTGCCAACTGTTACTTCGCCCGTCCAGTTTACAGCATCTGTTAAAGTAGGGCTGGTTGAAAAAGTATTTGGTGTAGAAATTTTTGCAAGATATGAATCAGCAATCGCTACGTCAAACCGAATAACTGGTAAAACCCCACCGTCAGCCGGAGCAGTGCTTAGTTTATTTGGGGTAGGGTTACCATATACACCCGGAGTATCTGAATATATTGTGCATTTTGATGTGACATTTCCTGTAATGGGAAAGTCCTCAGCAATTGCTGTTGAAGCAAAAGCAATGGTGAATAATATAGAAATAGATCTAAACATTTATTTCTCCTATGTTATCTATTGTATTGCGAGCGTACCATTGTATTATGTTGTGTGTCTGTAGATAGTGATCGCATTGCTCTATTATTATCAGGTAATACTGAATCTTTAATTTGTAAGTCTTCTTTGTATTCGCCGCCTGGGATGAGTACAGTATAATATGATTCAAGTATCGGAAGATTTGCTAATGCTTCAAAAGCAGCATTTTGTTGAGTTTGGTCAATAAGGCTATTACTAGCTCCTTCGACCCTCATTCGACTTTGCATTTCTTCATTTTCCATTTCTTCCAGATCTTTTTCTGGATCTTCTTCTTCTTCTTTTATTTCAGCTTCAGTCTGGGATTCTAACCATGTTGTATAATATGGATCGTCTTCTGATAGTTCTGTTAATCCCATATCTTGTAAATATTTATATAATGCATCTAAAAAACCGGGACAAGATGGATCATTTAATGGACTTATACAGCTAATAGCATTTTCACCAATATCCATTTTATATGAATAAATTAATGTTGAATTGCTAATAGATCCATCACCTTCTATTTCCATAGACCCATCACCCCATAATTCTGCATTTGAGCCAGGAAAGGTATATAACTTTCGAATATTTCCGCCATTTCCACCAGACCAATCATCTGTTTTTTCGAAAATATATCCATCACCAGTAGAATTTTCATTTCGAATATGTACTTTGGCGTCAGCGTCCGGATCTTTGTTCATTGTATATTGATATATCACTCCATTAATTTGAAGAGAAATATTTGGAGCAGAATGATCTGGTAAAATACCAGTCATATTCCAAGATAATCCATTGGACGTTACATTATTGGTAGTTCCGTATATTGTTTCAGAGAAGGAGTAAGAGGAGCAAACCGCCCACCACACCAACGCCACCAAGAGTGCTCTTAGTGTCATCAGACATCACCTTTCTTTTTTTATCAGAATCTGGTCGTAAATGCTTGTTATCAGGCGAATTCCACGCGTCTTTTGCTTCTGAACCAATCAAACCGTCAAATGGACATGGTGTACCAGCATTCATCATTGCAGTAAACACACGATTATCTTCACACATAACTGATACTGCCGCAACTTTCATACCCATATCATACAAAGTTTTAGCGTTTTTTAATTTCTCACAATTCATATCACGGACTGTTTTACCGGCCGAAATACCCAATATCTGAGTTTGTACAGCACCAGCTACACCTATTGTACATAAATCAGAATTACTCCCATTAATAGAGGGAGAAATTGCGGAAGGTGGCGGAGATTTAATTGTAGCATTAGAATTGCTATCAGATTTTACTGTGCTATTATTAGTATTATCTGTATATATTGTATCATCTGTAACAGTATCTGTGGTGTCTTGTGCAAATACCGCAGTCGATAAACTCAATACTACTAATGTAAAAAACATTTTTTTAATCATACGAAATAATCCTCTAATAATTATATGCATTCGATTTTTAATTTTCATTCATATTGTTATTTATACATATAAAAAATTATACAAAAAAAAAGAGGAGCCAAAGCTCCTCTTAATTTCCAATTAATTGGTTAGTTTAGAATGCAAAGCTTAATTCAATTGAAGGAGAAAAATCTTCACTATTTAAATTATAATTTGCGCCTGTGGTAAGCTCAGCGCCCGCAATACCATATACAAATTCGCCACCAATATTTTGTAGCATATCAGTGTCGTCACCATTAATATATGTTGTAATTACAGATTGCTTTGCTACAAGCTCATAACCTATTGCTGTAGTGTCTACATCATAAGATACTGCACCGCCAACTGCGGCAACACCAAGATCAACACCAGTAACACCGGCGCCAAATACAGTATTTTCAGTATTTAAGTTATAATCAGCAGCGGCAGTAATTTCAATTCCAGCTACGGATGGGAGTACAATTGCGCCCTGTACATTGCTAATATCTGTAATATCGGCAGCAATATCAGTAAATCCGATAGCCGCAGAAATTGCACCCATATTTACTTGTACAGATTCAGCCATTGCTGGAGCAGTAAGTGTTTGCTCGCCTTCGGCACCTGGCATTACACCATTGTCATCGCCAATTGCAATATCGATACCGGCTACTTGTGTGCCAATTGTCCAATTATCAAGAGTAACACCATTTCCGTCTGTTGCAGAAAAGTCAAGGTTTACAGTTGAAATACCAGCAACATCAATACCAAGATCGAATGTTGGAGTTGCGGCCCATTTATCTGCAGCGGTTTCTGCAAATGTTAAAACAGCTTTACCAGATAATGTTGGGCCATATGGCAGTACTGTAGTTTCAGCATATGCTGCACCAGCAAATCCTGTTACAAGTGCAGATGTGATAAGTAAATTACGCATTTCGTATATTCTTTCTGATTTTATAAAAATTTTAAATATTAAATATGCCACTTTTCTGTTGCTAAGCAAGTGGCCAGCTCCCTGTGTTTATGCAGCTAGTGCATAACCAGATGGTGCAAAGTTATTATTTGCAGTTATAGTGTTTGATCTATACGCGATCATCCGGTTAACTCCACTTCCACTTTCACACCTGTCGATCCTAAATGTCAGCCCCATCAAAAACACTTGAAACTTCTCCATAGCATCAGGTAGCTAAATCCTTATCTACTTCATCGAATATAGGTCGTCACCTATCAAGTGCTTATGGTGGAGCTGTCGGGATTCGCACCCGAGTCCAGTATGTGTCCACGTCGCTTCAACGTTAACAAAGATACTTATAAAAATTTAATGCAAGTTGTAACTTATAATTTTATAATAATCAATTATGTGTTAATTATGTGACAATATAATGTATAAAGGGGGATTATCTCCCCCCTTATGTTTTCAAGCTATTTTAATAGTAAGTATCGAATTACTTAAACATGTATTTAGCTGTTGATGTAGATGCTTTATACATTTTACCATCTGCACCACATTGATAAACATATGGGTATTTTGGCGAACGAGGTTTAAATGCAAGTAGCTTATCGCCATTAGAATTTACAAATTTAGTGATACCATCAAGACGCGCAAACATTTCGAGGTTTTTTTGATCGTGTGATTTAGCCCCTTTAATTTTTGCATTAACTTTGATTTTAACATCATCTACATCAAAAGACATATGTCCTACTTCAATATCAAGATTTGCTTTTGATGCATACTTATTCATTACTTCTTGCAGTTCAGCCCGAAGAGCCCGACAAGTTGCACGATCAAATTTTGTGAATTTTGTTTTAGTCATAGTAGTCATGATATATTCCTCTTTGTTTTCATCTTATACACCTTTATAGCATATAAGAAAAGGAATGTAAACAGTTAATTTGCAATTTTATAATTTTTTTTAAAAATTCACGATAATGTGTTATTTTAGTTACAACTCATTATCGTGAATATAAAGTTGAATAAGAGCATAGTGCAATACTTTCATTAGATCCTTACGAGCATCATCTCGTGATCCTTTTTTGCCATATCTATTAGAATACTTATCTACATTGCCCATGCAAAAACCGGTTCCATGCCCACGTTCAATAATAACTTCGGTTGATTGAAATTTGCTTTGTGAATAATGTCCGGAATATGTTTTATCAATATACTCTCGGAACTCATTAATAAGTTCACCTTCTTTAAATTTATAATCAATTTTTTCCTGGATCTTATTCATCAAAACACCTTTACGTTTTCTATTCTATATTATACCATATTCTGACGCGCGCGTAAATCAAAATAATACGGATTAAGATTTAATGCTTTGGACTGTTCTTTTGCTTTTTCTTCGGATCTGCATGTTGTAATACAATAACCCGTTGAGCCACCAAGTTTAATTTCCCATCGAGATTCCCCATTAGGAGTTAATGTTTTAAAGACACGAAAATCGTTTCGTAGAGATGCTTTCATAATATATTCTTTCTATAAGATTTCCATGCCAGTAAAATATTCTTGCTTCCACCCGCAAGCTTTAGCATAAGCTTCAACAATTTCACTATATTCTGCGGTTGCCCACATGCCAGCTTTAAGAGCCCATTGTTTCATATCCATTTGAATTGCACTTGATTGTTCCCCTTGAACCGGTTGTGCTTGATGAATACGAATCAATTCATCAGTGATCGCCGCGGCATAAAGGTTATGATAGATTGGTTGTTTCATTATTATACTCCCAAATAATCGGTTTTTAGAATTTCGAGTTGCCCAATAGCGTTTGGATAACGAGTGAGTAAATTTTCAGTATTGTCTAGCAAGTCGTCACGTAAAACATCTAAGCAGTCTATGATATATGATCGGGTATATACAAAACATTCATTGTACATATCAGCTTCAACAAAAGCCCAATTGATTTTGTTATTATAATCAAAATTCTCGCGAAGAAAAATCGCGGTATTAAAAGCTTCGACTACATCATTTTTGATGGCCGAACCATTTGCTAGATGATAGATTGTCATACTGATTCCTTTATTTAGTATATAATTAATATAACATATATACAAATAAATGTAAACAGCTAAGCGCAATTAAATATTATTTTTTAATCATATCCTAAAACTGCGACATATTTGCGCTCATTATCTAATAATTCATTTTCGCGGATTTTCCAAGCAAGCTCAAATCCAGATTCGTGGATATAATTTTCATTATTTCCCCAAAGTCTTTCGAAATATGAATGATAAAGTTTTTCAACTTCTTGATCTGTCCAAGATGTATCAATAAGTTTGCCTTTAACTAACCAATTAAATCGATTAGCTTCTTTACGTACATATGCTGTACACATTGCAAATCCCCTTATGGTGTATAAAATTATTTATATAGAAGGGGCCCTTATGTTAGCGCTAGCAAATAATGATAACGCTAACATAAAAGATTAGTATAATCCACCCGGAATAAAATAAAAGTCAATTAATATAAGAAATAGTCCAAGCATTACACCTTGCACAAGAGTTTTTATTGTGGTTGTATTCATATTATATTTTCCAATCATTTATAAAATATATGACTATCAATTTGTTTAGTCACTTTGAAAGATGCTGACCAATATGGGTTAACATAATCAGCATGATAAAATAAAGCGCCTGCAGTGGGGTCATTTTTATTAAAAGCATAATCATATAATACTGCATGCGAAACTTGCTTAGCTTTTTCCCAAGCTTGGGAATTTTTTGGGTTGTCAGATTTTCCGTCATGAGTCCAGCTAAACTGTTTATTTTGCCATACAACACCACAGATAGTATTCGGAAACTTTTTAGAATTAACTCTATTTAATGTTACCCAAACTACTGATGCTTGCCCAAGCACACTTTGATTTCTAGCTTCAAAATATACATTTTGCTGCAAACAATGTATTTCTTTATTTGAAAACGACTTAACGAATTCCTTTGCTTCGGCCTGCTGAATTGAAATATATCCGCCAATACACATTGCTGAAGCTAATGCGGTATTAGTAACTCCGGATAAAATGTTAGATATTTTCATTAAACTGCCTCACTTTTTTCATTATATAATTTATAACACATAATAAAACAAATGTAAACCCCTAAAATACATTTAATTAAAAATTAATCATCAGTTTTTCCTACCATGCGATTTTCCATCGAGCTTTTAATATCAAGCACAGTTTCTTGTTCAATTATTTTAATAATAGTATTTGTGACATCAATATCTTTTTGAATGAAAAACATTTTCATTTGTAGTTTTTTTAGTTCTTCTGTATAAAATTCGAGTTCTTTTTCTTTGCGAATTTTTTGCTCAAGAATATCGGTTATTTGAATAAGTTCAACCATTAAATAATTTTATCCCTATTTTAATTTAGTTCACAAAATAAAATGTTTATTACAATATTAACATTAAAAGGGTACCAACAACAACACCCATTACAAAACCAGGTGGAACAAATAATGTAGTTTCTTTTTTAGGCAGTTCAGCTTTAATATGATTAGATGGGCTGGGCGAGCTTAAATAACTTTGATATTGTTTAGGTGTTATTAATTTTACCTTATCAACAGACTTAACATATTGCTGTCTAGATTTGAGCTGTGATAATGTTGATATTGGAGGAGGAGTTACATTTATATGCATTTACCGAGATTTACCCTGCCCTCGATATTTTTTATAACCACGTTTTTTATTTTTATTCATAGATGAGGTCGAAACATTTTTGAGACCCTGTGATGATTTTTTATTGCCAATAGCCATTTTATATTTTCCTTATTTAAATTTTAAAATCTTTGAACCGATCAGCGGTATGTGTCTTATCAAAAGTTGGTGTGTCGTCAGTAAGTGTTTGTTCATTTTCATCAATATCAAATAATTTCATTTTTGATCTATCGACACCAATTACAAATCGTTTTTTATATGATGGATCATTATATCTATTCTTCAATTGTTTAACTGCAATTTGACCCATTGATTCAAGTTCTTCAGTAGAAAGCAAAGCAAACATTAGATCAGCAGTTGCAGGCAAACCAAAAGATTCGGATGTATCAGTTAAATCAATATCACTACTTCCATAACCGCTACGAGTTGTTTGTGTTGCAGAAACAACTGGAAGATTAAATTCCATTGCTAAGCCGCGAAGTTCTTCAGCAATTGATTTAATAAGTGTATATGAATTTATATTACCACCAGCTTTCATTCTAGCAGAAGCACAAATATTGAGATAATCAATATAGATAATATCCGGTATGAAAGACTTTTTAAGTTTCAATTCATTAAGTAGTGCTCTGAAGTGTGAAGCGTTTGCTTGACCTGTCGGATATTCCTTAATAATCAATTTACCATTAGTGCGGCTAGATACTCGATGTACTCTTTCTGCAAACATTGATCTGGTCAGTGTTGGCAATTGATCCATCGGAAGATCTAACAAATTCGCATCAATGCGCTCTGCTACACGCTCTTCTGCCATTTCCATAGTAAGATACAAAACATTTTTTCCGGCAGTAAGGTTTGCGGCGGCGCAGTGGCACATAAAAAGAGATTTGCCTACACCAGTACCGGCCAAAATAATATTAAGAGTTTTATTTGGAAGACCGCCATTTGTAATTGCATTGAAATATGATAAATCGAATGGCAATTTTTCTTCATCCCGATGATAGAATTCATACCGTTCATCAACATTTTCAATATAGTCATGGCCAATATTCGTATCAAATGAAACACCGAGTGCTTTGCTAAGAATATCCGGTAAAGCATTTTTAGTTAGTGTGTCATGTTTACCGTCAATAATACTAATAGATTCCATTACCGCAATAAACAATGCTCTATCTTGGCACCACTTTTCGGTAGTGTCATAAAGCCATTGCCCATCAACAGTTTCTTCACTAAACAATGAAGGCAAAATTTCTACTGCATGGCTATGTTGTTCTGCGTTAAATGAAGTGCTTTGATCAAGTTCAATTTTAAATGATTCGAGTGTTGGCAATTTATTATATTGCCCAACAAATTTACCTACTTCTTTAAATAATTGCTTATAGGTTCCTTCAAAATAATCTGGTTGAATAAATGGAAGAACTTTACGCATAAAGTCTTCATTCACAATAATATTTTTAATAATAAGTTGTTCAATATTAATAGTCATGAATTATTGTAGATTTCCTTCTTCGCGCATTTTAGCGCGGATTTTGGTTGCAGAAATATTATGTATTGCTTCGCCTAAGTCGTGTTCAGTAAAAGTATAACCAACACCTCGACCATAGCTAATGTCTACAATGTTTGGTACTTTCATAATAACATATTCTGTACCCTTTGTAAACCCTGCATTGTGCAATCCATCCTCAATAGCATCACAAACATAATCATAATAAAATGGATTATCATCTTGAGCAGCGGTGCGCCCACCTCCAGCATCCTCACCGATAATGCCTTCAACGTCACGTACCATAATAATAACTTGACCAGTTTCAGCAAATGCTTTCTTAAATAGTGCTGTGTGGCCATCATGCCATGGTTGCCAACGACCAAGCATCTGTGCTGTCGGTTTTTTCCAATCAAACATTTTTTACTTCTCCGGTTAAATTAATATGCCTATGAATAGCATCAACCAATGTTTCGTCTGTATCATCAAACCAAGCCGAAACGTGATAATTTACTTCAGCTGCTTTTGGATTTTGAAATAATTTATTAGTATCACTAAATCGACCTTTAGCAATAGTATCCATCCATACCGTATAATCGGCATTAAATATATCCCGAGTAATTTCCAATGGACATACAAAATCGCAAATAACAATTCGGTCAGTATTAACTTCATAATCAGCAATATTTTTCATTCGATATGCTTGCCGCAAACGGGCAGCTTCACTAAATTCCCAATCATTAGCCATTTTGCGAATTTCATCGGCATTAAACCAGGCACAATTCAATCGCTTCTGCAATCTTTCGGCTAGCCATGTTTTACCAGATCCGGGTAAACCCATAATTAAAATTTTCATTCTTATACCTTTAATTTACATCTTCTATAAGAGCTTCATCATTTATAATTGCCTGCTCAATAACTGAAACTAAGATATCACCCGCAACAATATTAAAATCAGGACCTTCTTTTAATCCATCTATTGGGCTGCTTACAATACTATATTCAAATTGTAATTTGGGATCTTTATCAGGGGTAGTATCATCTATTCGAACTTTACCAAATCGCAAAACAGTTTCAATATAATCCCCCCGTAAAATACGTATCAACCAATGTTTATCACTAGTGTCTGGAATTAGTTCGTAATCAATTTTTTCTTCGTATTTCATTATTCACCTACAATTTCATCCATAGAAACTACATCTTTATGGCCGATAGTAAATTGCTTTTTAATAAACTCTTTAAAGTCTGTTTCTGCCATAATACGTGTCCAGAAAGGCTCTTGTAATGTATCAGCAGCACGGGCTTTATTAGTAAGAACTTCTCCATCAGCTGGATTAACCCCTTCGTACCAGCCATTAGATGGCTTACGTGCATATCCGCCAGCAATAGCAACTTCTAACAATCCAGAATAAGGTTCAACGCCACCCTCCCATGATACCGAGATAGGAATTTTGGATTTTTCTTTGACAGAACGAGACTTTTCAATATTAATAACAAAATCATATCCAGTAACTTCTGTACCAGTTTTATTCTGCCGGCGCCCAAGGATCCAAATATCATTTGCTGAATAGTAAATTCCCGTACCACCCGAAACAATAGCCTTTGGAAATAATCCAATCTCTTGATATGTGTGATTAACAGCCAACATTGAAATATCTTTCATAGCTAGATATGGGGTACACATACGAAACAAACTTTTTAGTTGTTTGGCGCGCGACATATCTGCAACAGATTTTTCATTCTGAGTATCTTCTATTTCTTTCTTTGAAGCAAGGTTACCAATTGAATCAATAACAACAATAACATTATCTTTACGATCCATGCCTTCGAGCTGTGAAATAAGATCAAATTTTAGTTCTTCAACATTAGTAATAGGTGTATGCAAAACTCGGTTTGTATCAATATTGAATTGTTCAAAATATGTCTGTGGTGAACCAAACTCTGAATCATAAAACAACATTACTGCATCTTTGTGTTTTTCCATATAAGCGCCGGCCATAAGCAACGCAAAAGATGTTTTAAAGTGTTTAGATGGTCCGGCAAGTACAAGAAGCCCCGGGGATAGCCCGCCATCCACAGAACCAGATAATGCAACATTTACCATTGGTACTGATGTTGATACCATCTCTTTATTATTAAAAAAACTCGATTCTGACAACACTTCGGTTGCTTTAAGTTTTGAGTTCTTTTTTAGCTTATCCATAATACTCATTTAAATATAGTACTCCTAAAAATATTTGATTACGTTTATTATATCATGTGAGAGGTACAATGTAAACTAATTATAATTTACATTTTGTTCTAATTCGCGATCATTTTTTAAATAATTTCGTCTATAATTATTATTGGCTTCAATAATATTTTCAAGTATTGGAAATTCACTTGTTTGCGATGCAAATGCTGCAAATGCTGCTGTATCTTTTGGAAAACATGCACCACCAAATCCACGCTTATTATCAAATCCCGGAACTAATGTATGTGAGCTATTAATACGCATATCACTTCCAATAGCAGAAATAATAGTTGAAAAATCGGCGTTAGAGCCATTTACAACATCATAGAATTGATTAAACCATAATACCTTAGATGCTAAAAAACAATTTATCCCATATTTCACAAAGCTAGCTTCTACTCCAGTCATATGGAAACTTGGGCAAGGTTTGCAATTACTTAGTTTATTATATAGCTCTTCGAGTTGCAAAGTTTGTTCTTTATTACCCCCAAAAATATGCATTGGAGGATTAACAAAATCTTCATTAGCATTTTTCTCTGTGAGGAATTCTGGATTATAAATTACATTAATTGAATCTTTTTGAAGTTTTTCAATAATATCTGGTGTAACTGTTGACTTAATCACAATAAGGCCTGTAGCGTTATCTTTTAGCCAATTGACTGTTTCTTCAACAATACTTCCATCAATTGCTCCATCTTTTCCCATTGGAGTTGGAACAGCAACAAATATTAGATCAAAGTCACCCTCTCGAAGATCCTCAATAGTATTGCCATGAATAGGATCAACAATAAATTTCGGAGTATTAACAAACCCATATTCAATAGCTTTACCAACAAACCCATGCCCTACGATAGCAATCTTATTCATAATGCATTCTCCTTTAATTAGTATTATTATATACTATTTTTTAAACATTGTAAATAGATTTATAATGCTTTCTTGCTTTAATTAAATCTTTTAAATAATCATGCGGTTTGGTTATAAAAGTTTGAGGGGCATCGCCATCTACCGTAATAAGAACAACGCTTTGTTTAATCGGAATTCCAGTTCTTTCGAAAAATGCCGCGGCATAAAATGCACATTGCATAAAATAGTTTTGAATCCATTCTTCTTTTTTGGGTTTTCTTGATGTTTTAAAATCAATAATAGAAAGTTCTCCGGCCCATTCGCCAATACAATCAACTTGACCTGCGCATTTAAAATGATCAGAATATAGAAATTCTTCTTGAAACCAAACATTATTAATATTTGCATCAATGATAGGTTTAATGTCATTAAAAGACGCTACATTATTCGGCAAGACACCCTTTAAATAATCTTCATTATTATTCAAATAATCTTCACATATTTGATGAACTTTTGTGCCCCGCTTTGATGCTCGGGCAGAAATTTTATTAGCTTCTTCTTCGCCAACTCTTTTGCGCCATGCTTTAATACTATCTTTGCTAAGTTCACTTAATACAGTAGTAATTGAAGGATAAGTATTACCTTCTGGAGTAAAATACCGCCGCCCCTTTTCAGTTGTTTTGCGAGTAAGCTTTGGTAAAATTATTCCATGATCATAATGTGTAATAGGCATTAGTTAACACCATAAAATTCTTTGTACCATGTAATAAAGTTTGCAACGCCAACACTCATCGGTGTAGTTGGTTTATAGCCTAGTTTTTGAAGTTTAGTGGTATCACTCCAGGTTGCTTGGCTATCCGCAGGATGCATTGGCACTAATTCTTTAATAGCAGTGCGATCAAGATTGTATTCAATAGCTTCTACAAAATCCGCAAGCTTAACCTGATCACCATATCCAATATTATATATCTCTCTAATATCAGTCTTAGTTAATGTTTCATTAATAACAATTTCAATACCCTGAACAATATCATCTACATAGGTAAAATCACGAATCATATCGCCATAATTAAATAATTCGATTGGTTTTTCATCGATAATATTTTTTGTAAAATCAAATAGCGCCATGTCAGGACGCCCCCATGGACCATACACCGTAAAGAAACGCAAACCAATAGTATTGGTAATAGCACTTGCCATAAACTGGGATTCATTTGTAGATTTACTAAACCCGTATGGATTTAGCTGATAGCCAGTTTTTTCGTCTTCTTTCCATGGTAATGGGTTTCCAACCATAGTGCATGATGTTGATGCGTATACAACATTCTCAATGCCGTTATCTTCACATACACTAATAAGATTTTGAGTACCAGTAATATTATTATCAATATACAATTGAGGATCTGTCATTGAATGACGCACACCAGCATAACCCCCAAGGTGAACCACCACATCTGGTTTATGTTCCTTCATAAAATCTTCTAGGTCGGGTTTCCATGTTAAATCAGCTACATCAATTTTAATACCAAAATCTTTGTATAGCTTCACAGTTCGGGCGGTCTTTAATGCCGGATCATAGTAGTCATTAAAATTATCAAAGCCACATACTTCAAAGCCATTGCTATGTAATGATTGCGCCAAGTGAAAGCCAATGAAACCAGCTCCTCCAGTAATTGCTATTTTAGTCATTCAGTGTATCCTTTTAATTATAATATTATTATAACACAATAATTGTATTTTGTACATGTTTAAAATGTTACTCGCCGCCCAGCTACTTTAAAATATAATTCTTCACTACCGTCATCATGTATAACATGACCGCATGCCATTTTACATTTATTACATGCCGCATCAGGATCTTCAAATAAAAGTTTATAGAAGTTATTCCACTGAGGAGAAGATATAATTTCAAGGGGGGTTTTACCAGATTTTACATTTAATTCTTCATCAAATAAATTATGGACATTATCTCTTTTGCAATCAAATGTGTCCATCCAGCAACAAGGTAAATAATTTCCTGAAGCAGTAAAAGCAATACAATTACTCATTGTATTGCGAACATTATTTCCATCTTTATCAAATGGAAAACATTTAGGTCTAATCTCTAATTTCATTTAAAATCTCATTATATTCGTCTACACTATTAATATATAGTTTTTTTGAAAACCCACTGAAGTTTTTTAATGCAGGCGCTGTAGGGGGTTGAAGCGGACTGTCATTTCGGCCTGGCGCGCCAAATCTAGATGATGTTAATAATTGAAATTTTATTCCATAATCATTTGCCATTTGGATAGCGGTGGGTATATCTTTTTCATTATATTCAAATACAATGTATTGCCAAATAACCTCTCCGTGATCTTTTACGTTTTGCGCAACATATTTCATAGCATTGAAAGCAGAATCAAAAGATTGATTTACTCGATGCAAACTAGTTTTTTGATTTATACCATCTATACCGAAAATCCATTGCATAAAATAATTACCAGAATTAGTAATATCAACCAATTCTTCCCACCATACAGTTTTTTTCCCATGGCCAGTTGTATGAAATTCAATAAATTTAAGATTATCAACAGTATTAAGTGCACGCATTAAATCATGCATTTTAGGGTGATACACTGGATCGGATATTTGTCCACAAAAAGAAAGTCTTGGCCATGTTTGTGCCATTTTTATAGCATCATTTATTCTAAGATCACCATATTCAACTTGATATTGTTTAACAACAGCTTTACCAACAGAATTTTGTCGAGTGCAATATGGGCATTGGAGTAAACATCTATGAGAAGTATCTACATTTATGCTCCGATCTGTCATAATTTTTAAGGCGGAAGAATAATAGTTATTCCAATTTTTTAACATACGAGTGGCCATTTTTTAAATCTCTATAAATTCATATTTAAGGCCAACCTCACCAAACATAGCGCTAGTGCGGTCAAATACATCTAGCCATTTATCTGGATAATCCATAGCAGGCATAATCACTTTTTTAATTCCAACTTGAATAATCCCCTTGGCACATTCGTTACAAACAGGTAATCCCCAAACATAAAGAGTAGCGCCATCTAATGATACTCCATTATATGTAGCATTATATATTACATTCTGTTCTGCATGGACAACATATTGGTGCTTGACAGCTTTATCATTATAACGAATTGCACCATCATATATTCCTCGAGGAAATCCATTATAACCTTGCGCTAATACTTGACCCTTATCACCAATAGCAACCGCGCCAATTTGGCGCGCCGGGTCCTTTGACCAAGTGCTAATTTCTTTAGCCAATTTTAAATAACGAAGATTCCAATTTTCACTCATTTATATATCCTTGCTAGATTTAAATCTACCCATTATACCACAGACAAGGAATAAGAAGTGATTGTTTGCAATTATCCGGATAAGCAATAGCCGATCCAAGAATAGGTAATCCTATCATTATAATGGTAATTAACACAAATGATAAAAATAATCCATTAAAATTATTCATTTATAGCCTCTAAAATTAAATATTGTTTATAATTAAACATATACTTATTACCTATACGTTCCATTCTAATTTATCTTCGATAGCCATTGAAACAAATTGATAATAATCTCGGTTTTCATCATCCATTTGGGCAAAGTATATGCCTGCTTGCATCATTAGCTCGTGAATCTTACTATCTGGTTCAAGGTGTGCGTTAGGATGGCTTTCCATAAGCATTTGTATTTCATCCATGATACCATTTATTTTTTCTTGAATCTTACTCATTTTTTAACCCATTTGAACTATCGTGTTTTTCAAGTTCTGCATGTAAAACACGGCGCCTTAATCCCGAAGACGAAAACCTATGATCGCGCTTATTAAAGTATAAACTAATATTTCTGCGCCGGCATTCATCCTTACCAGTAAAATCTTTATTTTTATATTCATCGCCGAGGATACGCACATTGATTGGATACATATTAATAATATCTATTAAATCACTTTCAGTACAATATACAATAACTTCATCAACATATTTTACAGCATTTAGCTGAGAATATCGTTCAACTATTGATTGAATAGGCGAATTTTTTTCTGCGCGGTCTACTGCAGGATCAACCTGTAAAGCACAAATTAAATAATCACAATTTTCTTTTGCTTCTCTTAACATGGCAATATGGCCACTATGCAATAGATCAAATGTAGATGCTGTTAATCCAACAATCATGCGTATCCTCGTTTTTTTTATTTTTTACGCAAAGGCGTAAGTAGCCATGAACCGTCATTATTATCGGTCCAAATAATAGTATCACCAATTTTCAAGTTAAGGGCATCCATTAAATCATCCGGGAAATTTAAATACATTTCACCGTCATCAGTTTCTTCAACTCCTACTTGAAAATCAATTGGTAATTGATTTTGAATATCGCCGGGGCTCGGTTCAAGGCCAGGTGACAATTTTACGTCAGTATTAATATTTACCATTTAATCTTCCTTTTTCCAAATAGTCCAGGCACCATAAAAGATTGCTGCATAAGCAATCAAATCCACTGGTACCAAAATCATAGCAACCCCCGTTGCAATTAAAACCCCACCATCAAGTGTGGTTCTTTCAGTTAGTCTTTGCATTAGCCAATTTGTCATTACGCGTGTCCTACCGTTTCTCTTACAATATCATTATGCGAAAATTCTGCCCAATATAATTCAAATGCTACTCCGCTTTCTAAACATTCAAATTGATGATATACACCGGGCTTAACTTTGGTGTACATTCCTGCTTCAAGAATAGTTTCATCTACTAAATCATAATCGTTTTGCCATACACGAATAAGCATACGTCCAGATTCAACATAAAAACCATTCCATTTAAAGGCATGAAGATGTTTAGAACACACTCCACCTTTATTCATTTCAATACGATGAAACTCTAGCGCACCATTAGCTTCTACAAGTTCCGTGTTACCCCATACTTTTCCTGCAATCATTTGTTTAGCATCCTCATACATGTTAATATGCTATTCTCATCCATACAATCGCTCCAAATGTGCTGTAGGTAAAAACCTACCCCCACAATAAAGATAATTGCGCCAGCTCCATAAATTAGTTTCTCAATCATATTAACTTTCTTTTACTTTTTTCAAAGAGTTTTCAAAGGCAAAAAACAATTGTTCAAATTTCCATTGATACAATTGTTGCATACCCATCAATGCGTTTGTAATTTCATCAATAGTAGGATCACGCTCACCGTCACATATCTGTTTATACATGGTTTCCAAATCATCGCAAACCTGCCAACAATGCATAATACTTTGCTCTAAATCAGTAGTCATAGCCATATTAGCATACTCCCTTAAACATTTCTTTTCGGCCCTCGATGCCAAGTTGAGAATCAAAAATATCTTTGAGACTTATAAGCATCATTGATGCTAGCATTAGAATTTCTTCGCGGCCATCACACATTAAAATTGCTTCATCAATGGGGCGAGATAATTCTAGCATTTTAATTTTTACATTAGAGTCGTTCATTATTCCATCTTTCTGCGTCTTGAGGAGTGTTGATTTCTATTCCATTAAATTCTGTTAATAATACACCAATATCCCATCCAGCTTTAAGCCAGCGCAACTGTTCCAAACTTTCAACGCGTTCTTCTTGTGGAATTGTTAATGTATTATATAGACCTAAGGCATTTCGAGTGTATCCATAAATGCCAAGATGCCAATCACCATAACCAGTCATGCCGCGGCCAAACCATAAAGCTTTATCCCCAGCACGAACCAATTTAACAGTATTAGGATCTTCCTGTTGCTCTTTTGGCATTTTAGCTGCCATAGTAGTAACATTATAATGTTGAAGATGCCATTTAGTTTTTTCAATCATATGCTGCGTTACGTCTGGCATATCACCTTGAACATTAATAAACTGATCATAATGCCCAATGTGCTTAGTAAACATTTGGTTTGTAATTGCACCAGCACATCTTTCGGTACCGTTTTCATATTTTGATTCTTGATCTATCCAGCATGCTCTTGGGCCAAGCATATTAAAGACTCTCATATCATCAGTTAAAACATAGGTATCTAACTGAGATTTTTTGCATTCTGCATATACCCGCATAACCATTGTCATACCACCAAGGTCTGTTAATGGTTTACCTGGAAATCGGGTGCTATGGAATCTAGCTGGAATTAATATTGCGGTTTTAGTCATTTGGGGTTAGCATTTTTATACTTCTAAGTGTTTCAATATCAGTTAATCCCGTAATTTTAGATATTAAATTTTTGGTAATAGCATCGTTTCTTAAATACAAATTTTCATACGATATACAATGCATATTAACTGCATCTATAAATTCGGAATTTTTCTTGTTTAGATCATTTAATATTGTATTAATAGTAGGATAGCTACCTCTAGTTATAATTAAATCCAGGTCCATAATTATTTGTGAAGCAATACGAGCCCTACCATCTTCTCGATATAAGAAAAAAGCGTTATAATTGTAGTCTTCCATATGGGCTAAAAGAATTTTTATAAACCAAAGTGGAGTAAATTCAACCATTACTTTTATATGAATTTTATGAGATAATATGGTTTTAACTGCTAAAACTAGAGATTCCATATTTTTATCTTTTTCATATTGTTTAATAATACAATAAAACTCTCCAACTTGATGATCAAATCGTTCATGCGAATAGGGTAAGTGCGGTAATGTATAGCCTAATTCTGATACACTTTTCAATACTGACTGATTAATAGAATCTAAATCAATTTCTTTTCTATAATTAAAATCTAGCCAAGAAATAAAACTACTAGATCCAGTACGCTGATTTGAAAATAATATAATAGGATTCATTCTAATTTACCTCTATAAGTTTATTAATACATTTATATTAACATATTATAACCCAAAAGTAAACACTTATTTTAAAAATAAATGATACTAAAATAACACACTTTATAAGTTTAAAAAAAAAAATTAATTAATTGCGTTTTAGGGGTTTACATTCCTTTTCATATACGGTATAAAAATGTATAAGATGAAACAAAGGAAACAACATGACAAATACACATACCGATTATGACAATAACGAATTCTTCAATGCGCTTGCTGTTAAGCTGGCTGATGAGGGGTTTGAAGATACTTCATACGGCAATGATACGTGTCCATCACTTGGTTTAGAATTTGATCATGCTGGCCAAGAAGGTTTTATCCAGATTTTTATTGAATATGTAAATCCAGATCTTCGTGAATATCCACTCGAAGATAGCGAAGATTGTGTTATTATTAATTTCAGCATTGATGGTGATTTTATTCATAGTATGGCTTTAACCCATTTTAATATTGAAGACACTCTTACGCTAGTTGAAAAAATGCGCAAATATGTTTTGGAACAAATTCTTACAGTAGAATAATAAGAATTTAATATTTTTTAAAAAGCGGTGAATTTCGGTTCATCGCTTTTAATCTTTTAATTCGTACTTAAGGGCCGGACCGGATTCATATCCAATAATACTAATATCATCCGGAACAAAACTATAAATGTCTGTTTGATCAGTAAATTTAATTATTGGTTTAGCATCTAATATAGGGCGAGCAATTTGTTCTTTTGCATTATCAATATGCTCTTCATAGATATGGGCGTCGCCAACAATCATAGTAATTTTACCAGCTTTTTTATTAGATACTGATGCAAAACACATAAGCATTACAGCCGCAAAAACTGCATCACTTGGCACACCAATCATCCAATCACCACTTCTTTGGACCCATAGCATATCTACAATACCATCGTGCTCATAAAATTGATAATTATGATGACAACATGGCAAATTCAAATCATTAAGATTATCTGGGCGCCAGCCACTAATAACCATGCGGCGGTCATGTGGATTATTAATAAGGCTATCAACCACAGCCGCCATTTGATCAACACCATTAAAATCGCGCCAGGCATTGCCGTAATCAACATTAATAGATCCATCGGCATTTGCCCACAGATCCCAGTAATTACAACCCCATTTACGGAAATCATCAATGTGTTTTGGTCCGCGGATCATTGCGGCATATTCACCAATAACACCAGCATAAAACATTTTACGGGTAGTTAGTAAAGGAAATTCTGTTTCTAAATCAAACTCAAGTGTTTTAAATGGAAGGCTGAGCGTAGTGCCATTACGCCCTTTCCGCTCATAACCATTATTTAGAATTTCTTCAGTAACTTTTAAAAACTGCGCTTCAAACATTAATCGATATGCTCCGGTTGATTTAGAAAATTACGACCCGGAATTTGACCATCCATTTCACCACGAAGATATGCAACAATAAATGACGAATAATTAATCATATCTTTAGCGCTATCTTCAAGGCTTTCAAAGTTAGGCTCATAGTCTTTTGATTGCATTGCTTCCATCACAGATTGAATGCGTAACATTTTCATGTGACACATATCAAGTAGGGTAGCTACACCATTAGGGAAATAATCCGCTTGACGGATTCTGCTATTAGGGTTTTGATAATCATTACCTTTGCGTTCTTGTAGTTCGATACATTCATGCAAAACTGCTACACTGGCGCTAACTGTCATTATAAAGTTCTCCGTTAATATTTGATACTATTATAGCATATATTTTTACAATAGTAAACATTAAAGTGGTGTTGGGTTTTTAAAAAAGTTTTCTATATTTACAACATATTTTGCAAATTTACCAGGAATCTTTCTTTTAATTATATCAGAGGCTTTTGCAATACCAACAAAAGTGTGGGTAACAATATCCCCTTCTTGCAATAGAATAGCTGTATTACGGTTATCTTTATAGAAAAGAATATGCGACACAAGGCCAGCCTTTACTGCAGCTCTGAAGTTGTCTTTAATTGGAAACCAAATTGAAGAAATACATTTATTATCGATGCGCATATCAGCAATATTATAATCTGGCCAAAAATTAGCTGCAGTCCCGTATTCTTCGACAGTAGTATCTTTCGGTTTTACAAGTTTATTGTGGAGTAGCCACCATTCCAATAGTTCATAATCAATTCCAAGTTCCCCCAATTCATAGTTAGATTCACTTGCTTTTTTATTGCGGTACTCAATAAAATCTTTATCTACAACAATTTTAGCATTATTAATAAGAAGATTTAATTTACAAGCAATTTCATTATAATCAATCAAAGTAGGGGACATAAGAATACTCCACAATATCGTGTAAAATGTCTTCAAAATCTTGGAGGTTTACCATATTAGGCCCATCAGATGGAGCATTATCCGGATTAGGGTGCACCTCTAAGAAGAAGTTAGTAACACCCAAAGCAGCGGCAGCACGAGTAAGACCTGGAACGTAGTCACGATTACCACCAGACGAGCTGCCGTGTCCCCCAGGCTTCTGGCACGAGTGGGTAGCATCAAATACGATCGGTACCCCCAAGTTATCAAGCATGTACTGAAGGCCATTAAAATCGACCACAAGATTATTATACCCAAAACTAGTTCCCCTTTCTGTAATCCATACTTCTTTAGCGTCTTCTGTTTTGCTAAGGATGCCTGTTATATCCCATGGCGCTAAAAACTGACCCTTTTTAATATTAATAATTTTATCAGTCATACAAGCTGCACTAATTAAATCTGTCTGACGACAAAGAAATGCCGGAATTTGAATTACATCAACTGCTTCATTGTATTTGTAAGCTATTGCAGCAATATCAGTTGTAGAATGCACATCTGTTAAAATTTTAACATTAACCGTTTCTTTTAATGACAAAAAGTCAAGCATTGTGGGTTCAAATCCCACACCACGTATACCATCAATACTTGTACGATTAGCTTTATCATAGCTAGCTTTAAAAATATATTCAACATCATATTTTGCACAAATATCAGCACAATGCTCAGCAATATCTAATGACATTGAAAGATTTTCATGTTGGCATGGACCGGCAATAATTCGTAAAGATTCCATAATTATAATTTATCCTGTAATTCTGCAATTCGAATATAAGAATTTTGCAATTGAGCTTGTAAATCATATACATTTTTTTCTAGAATTTGAATTTTTATATTCATTTCAGCAAATGCTTTTTCAATATCTTTATTACTCATATCAATCTCTCCATATTATATATTATATTTTACTATAATTATCAAAAAAAGTAAACAGCTATTTAATTAATTCCACCCAATCTTTTCCCACGGAACATCTTTATTGCCAAAATGACCGTACGTACAGTTTTTACTATATTCATAAAAATTAAACATATCAAATCGGTCAATAATTCCTTTAGGGCTCAGATCAATTTCTTTACGAATAAACTTTTCAATACTTTTACTATAACCATTGGATTCTACATAAATGCTGATAGGTTGTTTAACTCCGATTGCATAGCTTAATTGAATATTACACCAGTCAGCCATTTCATCTGCTACAACATTTTTAGCGAGCCAACGTGCCATATAAGCCGCGCTACGATCTACTTTCGTGGGGTCTTTACCACTAAAAGCACCGCCGCCGTGGGGAGCAAAGCCCCCATAAGTATCAACAATAATCTTACGTCCAGTAACACCAGCATCCCCATCAGGGCCGCCAATAACAAAATTACCAGTAGGATTAATATGCCATACAGTATTTTCATCAATCATATCTCCTAAACCACAATGCAATACGGCACCCCTTGCAAGGGTCCTTGCAGTTTGAATTTCATTAGCGGCATGTTGAGTACTAATAACAATTTGGTCTACCCGTTTAGCTATACCACCTTCGTATTGTATACTAATTTGTGATTTTGCATCGGGGCCTAATATATTATCTAATAATCGAATTTCTTTCAATTCTTTAAGAATTTCATGCGCATAATAAATAGGAGCCGGTAAATAGGCATCATTATCATTACAAGCATAGCCAAACATAATACCCTGATCCCCAGCCCCAAAATCATCGGTGCCTAATGCAATATCAGCGCTTTGTGCATGGATTTCATTGTAAATTTTTAGATTATCCCAATGAAATCCCTCTTGTTCATATCCAATTTTTTTTACTGTATTACGAACAATTTCTTTAACTTCTTCGTTGCTCACATTAAAGTTTTTTACTTCACCGGCCAACGTTACCATATTAGTAGTTGTAAGAGTTTCAACAGCAACACGAGTTGTCTCATCGCCGGCGCGCAATCCCGCATCAACAAGGGCGTCACTGATTTGGTCTGCTACTTTATCGGGGTGGCCGTCACTAACACTTTCACTAGTAAAAATATAATTTTGATTCATAATTATTTCTTTTTTCTAAGTGGTAGGGCAATATCCACATCATCATCAATACATTGTTTACCATATTGTAATTCTACTATATGCGAAGCAATTTTAAATGGATTACTTGCTTCATACCAAGATTTAGCTGGAATAACTTGTGGTGGATCTTGTGGAGTTAATATTTTTTTATCTAAACCCCTATGTAGGTTTAGCTGAGTTTGCCCCTGTATTTGTGTCCAAAGTTCACTTCTATCTTTATGGCGTTGATTCATTAATGACTTTTTAGGCAAAATCATTAATTCTCTTAATTTATAATGTAATCCTGTTTTTGGATCCACACCTTCAGCTAATATTCTATACCAGCCCCATTCCTGTAAAGTTTTTGCGCTTCTCCATTCATCAAGAATTTCAAAAGATGAATTAACTACTTCTCTGCCCACATCAAAAACAAAGGTTACTTGGGGGTTATCAATAAGTGGTTTATTATCTTCGGGTGGTTTGCTATAACCATTAGCACATATAATATCAGCTTTAGGATATTCTAGCATTATTTGTTGAATAAATTTAAGAGCAGTATCATCAGCATCCATATCAGAGGTAAAACAAACTGCTTTATTTACAAAACCAAGTTCCGCAATAATAGCATGTCTATCTTCTATATCAAGAAACGGCCGACCCCGACGTCGGGTCAACCGCTCATTAGAATGAATTCCAACAATAAGCATATCGCCAAGGAGAGCTGCTTCTTTTAAGTATTTAATATGTCCTTTATGTAATGGGTCAAACCCACCTGTTGCAAGAACAATTTTCTTTTTTCTAAACGGTTTTATACGCATATTCTATAGCCCTGTCTGCTTCTACTTGCAAGTTTCTTGATTCATATATTCGGGCAGTATCGTTATCTAATTCTCTTATAATATCTGCAATTTCATATGATGTTATTGGGTATTGTCGTCTAATAGCGCTAATTGCTATTGAGCTCATAATCTTATATATCATTCTGTATCGGCCGCTGCCATCAGTAAAAGCCATTGTACGGTATTCATCAATTAATTTCTTTGAAACAAACGGACAATCACGATAACCATCCCAATGAATATTACTTTTTTCTAATTGGTTAGCTCTAAAACTAACTATTTGTTTTTGTATTTCAGCCGGAAGCCTATCAATAAAATTTGCACTATGTTTTTTTTCTTCATACGGATGCTTGTCCATTAACCGATAGGGATTAATAGATGCACCGTCAAGGTTAGAAAAAATAAAATTGTTACTATTAGCATAAGTTGCAGGCACGTAATACATACGAGAAAGGTCTTTAGTCTGCGTATCTCCGAGTCTGCCGATCTCTGTATTAAGGCTGTGCCAAAAATGTTTGATTCGTGAGCTTTCAACATGCGTTTCAAGAGGGAAGACGAGGCGAAACTTCGGTAAAGAATTAGTACTGCTAGCAGTGCTATAACACACGTACCGATAATGGCCGAAATTAGTATATAACTCATCTTTTAAGTTACCCTTAAACTCATGATCGTCAACATCAGCAGCAGCCCAACCTGCCCAAGCCAATACATTAGCATTGGCTCTAGTTGTGCCAGCCTGGTAAGTAGCTGGAGAAATAAGTTCTGCATCTTTTTTTCCATTTCGTTTAATATCAGACAATTTATATAAAAAGGATTCAAACGCATCAAAATCTTCGAAATCCATTTTTCGATGCGTTGCGTTATCAAATATAGATTTAAAAATCGTAGAAGAAATATTCATGATATTATCTAATTTACCAATTATAAGTTTAGTCGTTAAGAAGTGCTTTGTTTAAATTGCCGTGATTACCTATATGACTTGGAGCTACCCACCCATCCGGCTTAATAAGGTCCGGAAGTCCGAATTTGTTCGGACGACCTTCTTTTACACCTGGTGATTTAGCCATATTTGCTTCATACACTCGATCCCACGCGTCATTAGCATCAACACCAAATACATCAAGAGTACCAATAGCAAATACACACAAGTCAATAAGGCCATCAACAATTTCTTCTGGATCTTTTGCATCCAGCGCGTCAAGTGTTTCGTCCAGTTCTTCTTTGCACATCGCCAAGCGGAATTTTAAATATTTATCCATCAATTCTTTATTATTACAATTAGCAAGGAACCAATCCCTAACACCAAATTTATTATGCATCATATAGATGTCATTTACCCAGTCACTCATAATATATCCTCTCATTATAATTTATAATACTATTATACCACACCCGCAAACCGATGTACATCAGAATTTTCAATTGCCCAAAGAATCCTTTGGGTATCTTGCCAGTCTTTTACATGAAATGCTTCTGAACCCGGACGATCCTTAATAGCGGCTTTAAGAGGGAAATCATTACCACCCCAATCCATACTATCTCCGAAGAAATAAATGGGACCACTTAACCGATCTGCTAACTGACGCTTATCAAAACCAATAGGGGCAATATCCAGACCGGTTTCGCCAGCAATTTGGGCAACTACACCTGCCCCAACAAACCGTTCATTAAAGGCAGAAGCAATTTGCAAACGATCACCGGTATGATAATCCCATTCTACATAAGCGGCTCTTTGTTCAAGATTACAATTTCTTCCAACAATACTAAAATTAACCAAGCCCGGCCGGTGATCAATGTGCAACCCGGTTTTATGAAAAAATTTATTTTCCACAACTTGATTATTTAGCCAGTTTTGAATAGCTTTTGGAAGAACCCAATCCGAACTTTCAATTTCTATTCCTTTTTTCCAAATTGAATTACCAGAACAATTATGAATTTCCCTTACGCTATTACATATTTTATCTCCGAGCTGCACATATGTTTTAGCATAATCGGATCCAGTAATAAGATATACTGTATTATTTTTTACAAAGTTCAAGAAAAATGGTTTAAAGTCTTTATCCATTTTTTGACGGCTTGGCGTAAGCGTACCGTCCACATCAAAAACATAATTAATCATTAGCCAAAGAAATCCTCTAGTGTTGCTTTTTCTTCTACACTCCATCCAATTGCATCTAAAATTGGGGTGAGTGGTTCAATAAAAGTTTTTTCAAATTGTTTATCATAATCCACATATTTGTGAAGATGAAGCTCTTCCGGCAAATATTCCGGAAATGCAATAACGTTTTCTTTAATAGGATTAGGTAAAGTAAGATAAGTGAATTTAATCTTTTCTCCATTTTTAATCAATTCAAACTTTTTACTTAAATCATTAGTTTTTATACAGTTATTATATAAAATGCTACCTCTTACATGAATAGGGGTACCTTTATTATATAAAGTAGTTTTATCTTGCCATTTTTTAATGTCAGAAACAGATCTGGGAAACGATACTTTTTCGGGTGGAAGGGATTTAAATACTTTCTTAAAATCGCTAATATATTTACGAGTTTCTTCTTCAGAACCATTAATAAGCACATAGAAAATTTCTCTAAATTTATCGCGGACAACTTCGGGTGTTGAAGATTTAATAGCTTCAATGCCCATAATCTTAAGCTTAGGAACAGAGTATTGCACACCCTCATTATTGTGAACATTTAAAATATACCGTTTTTTCGCAGTCCAAATGCCGCGATCAGCAATTGCTTCCCGTCCCATTTGCATTCTATTATCATAAGCATTCATTTTTTCAAATAAAGTATTATACGACTTTGCAAGGAATTTTTCAAATTGATCTCGACAAATCTGATCAATAACTTTTACTGTGTCTTCAGTGCTAAGTTTTTGCTTAAAGCGATTAACTAATGGTCCAAAGTGAATATATACTGAGTCTGTATCAATAGCAATAACATAATCAACATCTTCAGTTTTCATAATTTTATTCATTGCATCATTAACAGCTCTTTCAGCTGAACGAATTGCAAGTTGGCCAGATAAAGTAATACCTTCTGCAATATCCATATCAAAATATCTAAAGTATTGATTGCCTAGTGCACCATAAAGAGAGTTTAAAAGAATTTTAATAGCCATTTGGCGATTTTCAAGTTGGTTGATTTTCTTTTCTAAATCAGCAGATTTATTCTTTTCATATTCAGATTGGGTAGCAAGCATTTCTTTTTTAACTTGAGAACGCTCATTATAATAATCAACAATAATTTTAGGAATAACACCCTGTGATTTTTTACTATAGCAACTGCCATTTGCTGCAACAGATAAATCGGCTTCACGCTGGGTATCTCGAATTTCACCGCTTTGAAGATAATAGTCTACCCCGCTTTGACCTCGTAGCATTGGATCTTTAATCAAAGTTTCGGGTGACATATTATATTGCACAATAAGATTTGGATAAAGCGAATTCAAATCAAAGGAAACAACCCAATCGTACATGCCCGGAATAGGCTCTTTTACGTATCCACCTGGATATGGAAGCTTATGGCTATTTCTATTAGGAGGAACAATAATATTATCTTTTGCTAATTTGCGATAGATAATAGAATCCCATATAGCAGTAGTACCAAATGTATCAGAATAGTTAACACCACCCTTATATGCCATAGTCATAGCAAGAGTAATAAGATCCATTTTTTCATCGATACGGTCAACAAGTTCAACATCTTTAATATTATAATCAATAAATTTTTGATGATTTGCTTTGTATAAGCCATGAAGATTTCCATATTCTTCATATGAAATTTTATGTTCACCCAATACAACATGAGCAATATGGTCTAGTTTATAAGATTCTTGCGGACCATATGAATAACCAAATTTTTGAAATAGTTCAATGTAGTCGAGTTGTTGTACACCCGCAATATCAAATGAAGTTGTTAATTTACCGCGGATATTAATTTGCCGCTTACCAACCACTCCCCACGGAGAAAGTTTTTTAGCAACAGCCTCGCCGGCAATGCGTGTAATGCGGTTGTAAATATATGGAATATCAAACATACGGATATACCAGCCAGTAATAATATCTGGCGTGTTATTTCTCCAGTATTCCATAAACTGAGCAAGCAATTCAATTTCAGAATTACACTTGCGATACTGGATAATTTTATCTTTATGTTCACTATTTTCTACATTCCAATCACCAAGACCCCAAGCATGATAAACATTACTTTGATTAGATTTTAATGCAATAGAAATAATTGGATGTTCTGCAACATCCGGTTCTGGAAAGCCATCGTCCGAAGCAACTTCAATATCAAAATTGGAAATGTTAACGAGGTTTCTATCAAATGTAATATCATCCGGAAATTTTTCGGTAATAAATTGTTGAGCGTAATTAGTATTTCCATATACACTAAAGTTATCTACATCTTTATATTGAGCAACAAATTGATATGCGTCATTCATATTATCAAATGTAATAGGCGCAACACGCACGCCGTCCAAAGAACGAAGTTCATCCTCTGGTTTAGTGCTTCTTATATAAAGAGTAGGTTTAAATTTATGCTTAGTCTCAATCCGAGCACCGCTTTGATTAACTCCTCTATATAGAATTTGATTACCGTGTTTAAAAACTGATGTATAAAATGGTTTCAATTAACTTCTCCATATGGGATGGTATCATAATATATTTATATTATTATTATTATAGCATAAAAGGGGGGCATTGAACACCCCCCAATTAATATTAGTATTAGTTATGTTTTACTTGAAACAAAGCTATACATTTCTTTAGCTTTTTCCATCAATTCATCCACTGAATACATCTGGTAAGACTCTTGAATATCTTCAAGGCTCTTCTTACCTTTTTCCATCATTGCTTCAGCAAACTGAACATTAATTTGCTGCTGTTGATCCATGTACTCTTTTGCAAGTTGCAGCATATCTGCACGGATCTCGAATGGGTTTTTATTAGTCATAATAGACTCCTTTGTGTGTTATGTGTTTACATGCATAGATCTTCGTATTTAATAGTATGAGCCCTATGCTGACTCGCGCTATTATTTCGGGAAGTACTTGTTAAGAATTTCCATATGATCTTCATATTTTGCCATCTCCTCAAGTTCTTTTTCAATTGCGTCCATAACATCAGAGTGTTCGCCAACTCCAACTGGATTTGTTAAATAGATTTCAATATTCATTTTATGTTTTTCAACATGTGCTTTAGCATGATCATATGCTGCATTAATCATTTGCAATCTTAGTGTTGTCATTGTTTTACTCCCATTGATTGTAGATATTCAATAATAACTTGGCGCCCAGATTCTTTCTTTTCTTTGAAATTCATCTTAGTACCTTTAACCAGTTTTTTAGAATTGGTTAGCCACTTATCTATAAGCTCAGGAGTCCATTGGGGGTTTTCTTCTGCCCATGCTAATAGTTTTTTACTATAACGATAATCTTCATTTGTTGCTACGCCACGATTCATAACATTCCATAGGTTTGGTCCAGCGCCGTTTTTTGCGCCTTCTTCAATACTATGACAAGATGCACATTTTCTAAATGCTTTATCAGCATGCGCTGCGGAACCTGTTACGATAAAAAAAGCAATAAATGCTACTAAGTTTTTAGTCATATTATATTTCCTCTCAATGCTTAGTATTTAATATTCTGTAAAATAAATTGGGAGGCTAACCGTGGCCTCCCGCGCACTTATTAAGTAGTGACCCTTACTTTTGAAGCTTGGCGTATTCCATCATACACTTTTTAGCTTCTTCATGAAAACCATGATTAGCCAAATGAGCTGCTGCTCTAGCATAGCCAATCATTTCCAGTTTATTCATAATATTCTTACCAAGACCGGCAAAGGGACTGGCAATATAGTTATATGTAATAGCAACCATGTTACACTCTCCCACGAATTTTGCCATGGTAATCACTAACATTTTGATTAGCTATGGTATAAATATCACCACGACTAATACCAATGTCAGATAATTCAGCGTTTGAAAGTTTATTCAACTCCTGAATAGTTTTAGCAACATCTCTTGCCATACGGTACGAAGCGTGAAGCTTAGTTAAGTAATTGCTAACAACGCTAAAGAGTTGTACGACTGGGGTGATTACCGTCAGTTTCGGTAAGTAGTTGGTTATTGTGTGTGTCATTTTGACCCTCGTTTTTTCCAATTGAAATTATACGAGGACGCTGATTTTCTGGGACAACATATTTCAGTTCAACTGCTAGAATGCCATCTTGAATATCTGCTCCATGCACGTAAACGTGCTCAGACAGCCTAAAGGTGCGTTTAAATTTCTTCGTAGAAATACCACGGTGAATAAACTCACGACCCTTTGAAATGTGATCCCCCATTACTGTTAATGTTCGGTCTTTGACCTCAATTGACAGTTCATCTTTTGAAAACCCCGCAACAGCCAATTCGATTAGATAATTATCTTCATCAGTTTTGATTATGTTGTGGGGTGGATAATGATCATTAGCATGTTTAGCAACATGATCAAGCTCATTAAATAAATGGTCAAAACCAATAAATGAGCCACGGGGGAATAAATTTTGAACGCCTGTCATAGTTTTCTCCTTTTACAAGCAAGATTGTTAAGTAACCGGTCTATCCGCATTACCATTGTATTTATATAGTATAACATATTTCAGCTATAATGTAAATAATTTTTTTTAATTTTTTATGATTTTATCAAATAAATTTTGATTATTTGAAGATACTACATAAGAATATTTTGCGCATATAAGAGGTATATCTAATGTTTGTAAACGCTCTACTTCTTTAATTAAAGCAAATAATCTACCGATTGGATTTTTTATAGAATCAAATTCATAATTAATATAAGGCATAAATTTAAACCCCAAATCTTCCATTAATGGTTTAATATTTGGTATTGAGTACCATAGCATGGGGTGGCCAGTATATAATCCGCGAATTATTTTATTACTAATAATATTATTTTCTATAGGAACGTATATACTACTTTTTCTATATCGTTGATTTAAAAAAATAGTACGCGATTTTTCAAAATTCCATTCTTCGATCCGCTTACCATCTTTTTCAAAATTAACTGATTTAAAATATCCTTTAGGAATAGCAGTAGCTCTACAAAAAGAAAGAATATCATAAGAATATAAATCATCGTGATTTCTATAGTTTAACCAATCATAAGTTCGGCCGCGATCTATGGAATTCTTAATATATGTTGAACAAATATTATCATCTAATATTTTTTTATTTTTCTTTAAAAACTCTATATAGGCTCTAGTTGTAAAAGGTCTATTATATCCAATTGTATTAAAATTAAATAAAAACCGATGGTCATATTGTCTAAAAATATCATATCGAAAAGTACTTTGATCTGGAACTAAAGCCAAAGCTTTTCCATAACTAGTAATTAAACCCTTAATATCAAATTTCATAATATACCGATTTATAAAAAAATTATCTTTTCACTCTACAATGCGGACAAAAATTATCTTGACCTAGATCTGTCATACATTCCGGACAAGTCATTTTTTACCAATATTATATTTTGGACAGAGTTCCCATTTATCTTTATCTTTAAATGGAATAATTTTTATATGACGTAATGGAGATACTGGAGTTGCCAATTCAGCATTTACAATTTCAATCAATCCCCAATCAGACATTAATGTAGCAATTGTATTTCTACGGGCTACATCACTTTCTTCAAGATTTGATTTTTTGCCGTCCAAAAGAAATAATTCTTTGAAATGTACAATAAAATATCTGCCTTGTTTATGCAAAATATGGCAAGACTGAAATAGTTTATTTTCTTTTTTTGATGCAATACCAATTCTAGTGAGGGTTTCTCGAATCTTTAAAAAATCATCGGGCTCGGCAATAGTGATTTCGAGCATCATCTCGGGAGACCACTGCGCAATTTTATTATCTTCCATTCAATCAATCCATATCTTTTTATTTGTTATTATATACTATTACTAAAGCATATTATTGTTGCCTATATGGATTATTTATACAAATAAAATATTTAAGGTTTTCTTTTTCCACCTTTAAAAAGTTTTATTTTTATTTCAGCAAGTTGTTCTTCGGATAGTAAATCTATAATTTGATGGGCTTTTTCATTAGAATATCCATAGTATTCTTTAATTAAATTAATATTATCTTCTTTAGATGCTTTATTCCATTTTGAGAACCGCTTTTTTTTCCGCACAATTTGTCGCAAGAAATCATATTGCAATCTACTATCCAAATGACTATATTTGTTCATTTCATTAGCAAACAATACAGTATCATAAAAATATGACAATCCGCGATTAACCATAAATGAATTATAGGCTTTTTCATCTATATCATCGCACATAATGTCGATTTTACTAGAAGTAATTGATGTCATATAATCAAAGTGATTCATTAATTTTTTCCCATTGCGAGTGTGCTGCTATTTCAATTTCTTTTTTTACTTCTGGCCAATCGTCAATTAAATCTGTTTTTTGACTCAAATCTTTTGAAAGTTTACTTGCTTTGCTTGGATCAAAAGAAGATATCATTGATGGTGTTATAATCTTTATATTATTTGATAAAAACTTCACTATAGTATTAAGGCGAATAAACGCGTTAACATGCCGGGTATAATATCTAATAGCATCAAAAGATTCCTCGCGCGTTACTGGTTTTTTTAATTGAGCATAAAAATCTGTTGGTGTTAATACAGCATTAACTGATTTATTAATAAGTTTTAAATTCCAATACTTTCCAGTCTCACCAGTGGTATCTCTATTAGTCATAGCGACGGAAATTATAAAAGAAGTATAGCACTCTAAATAAGTGGGTGGTTTTATAATTAATATTTTATTATTAGAAAGAATATTATCTATATTATATTTTTCGTTATGATCGAAATAATCTAATGGCTGTAATTTTGCTATGCAAGCATCAGTAGAACAAAAATCATTTAATTTATGAATATTGTACGATTTAAATAATTCATCATAACTTACCAAATTATGAATTTTAGCATAATGGCGTATTACAAAAGAAGATGCTGTTCGGGGTAAAGAAATAATAGTGGTGTTCATTTTATATTATATCTCAAATTTAAAATTTTGTAAACAATTTTATGTTATAGCCTGTACTAATGTTTGCATTCTCATTACATCGATTGAAATATCATGTGTAGGGTCATGCTTTACAAAGCCTTCGCATTTTGGTGGGATAAAGGTATTTTTTAAGTCGGTCCCCCAAGATAGACCCTCAATAAGTGAACGGGTGTCACGAACTTCCCACCAATCATACGGCATCATATGTTCAGTTTGGCGTATAATACTTTCAACAAAAATTGGATCAAATGTATTACCACGGGTATATATTTTTTCAATTGAAAATGGTTTATTTAAAATAAAAAAATCATAAAGTTTTGCAATTGATACATCAGAAGGAGTTGGATTAATCTGTTTTTTTACTGGCGGTATTTGTTCACCCCACCAATCAAGGGTTTCTTTTTCAATCTTACGGTTATACTTTTTCACTTGCTCTTGGACATTAAATTTAATAGTTTTTGTGGCACGTACTAATTCTGGAAAAGTATATGGTTGAGTAGTAAAGCGGGCTTCACTAAAATTAAGCATTGTCATTGAAACAACAACCCCATTAGTTGTATCTCTGGACAATGTTTCAAAATCAAAAATACATGCATTATCTTGCGTTGTCATATAAAAATCCTTACTTAAAATTTACATTAGCCATAATTTCGGTTAAGCATGCTACAATATTTATTTCATGATCGGCAACAAATGCATTTTTATACTGGTAATCCGCCAAAATAAGAACCAACTGTGGGATTGTAGATGCATCAACCTTATCGTTCATTCTGTCATAGATACCTCTAAAGATTGAGGAAGCATCTGTATCTACATTATTAACTACCCAGTTACGCATCTTTTTAAAATCTTTTGTTTTTAAAAATAAAAAGAGATCGTCAAATGTTTTATCTGTTAAATTAACTAAAATACCAGCATCAATTTTACCAGAAACAGAATATCGCTGTACTTCATTTAAAACTCTCCGCCAATCTGGCGCAAATTTCATAATAAGATTTGCAAGGGCATTTTTCTCGTATGCAACATTTTCTTTTTCAAGAATAGTAATAGTTTTATTCATGAATTCAGCTGCTAAGCCAGCCATTTCTTTTTTAGTGGTATTAAATTCATATACACTACAACGAGAATGTAATGGTTCAATAATGCGATTTTTAAAATTACATGTTAAAATAAATCGACAATTATTAGAAAATTCTTCAATAAATCCACGCAAAGCGGGTTGAGTTGATTGTGCATTAAGATAATCAGCTTCATCCAAAATAACTACTTTGTATCCTCCTTGTAGTGAAACAGATGAAGCAAATTGTTTAATTTTAGTGCGTAGCGTATCAATATTACCTTCTTCACTACCATTAATAATAATATAATCTAATTCAAGTTCTTTACACATAGCTTTTGCTATAGTTGTTTTACCTAAACCGGCACTACCAGAAAATAGCATATTGGGCAATTCACCTGTTGCAACAATTTGCTTAAAAACTGCTTTAAATTCTGGTTGTAGAATTGTATCGTCTACACATTGTGGTCTATATTTTTCGGTCCACAAAAAATCATTGCTCATAATATAATACCTATAACTTTATTCATTCAAGGATAAAAAAGAGTGACTTTCGTCACTCTTCATTTTATTTTTTTTGTGGGGCTTGTGGGGCTTCTGATTGTTCCTGTTTCCAGTTTTCTACAATCTGTACTGCATTAGTAGCTTGATCTCTAAGCTGCCCAATAGTACTAAGTTCTTCGCCGCGGAATCCTCCGCGCTGTGTAACTGTATCAATTACTGCAATAGTGCTCCGAGCAATATTGTTCATAGTATCATAAGCTTGTTTATGGTCGGCCATCATTATTCTCCGTATGTTGATGTTTTTTCAAGAGCAATCCAATAGGTTAGAGTGCTTTCTGAGTGAGTTAATTTCGAAATTAGTTTAGATGAAATTTCTACGTTATAGGTACCTGGTAGAACTTTCAAGTTTGCGATATTAAAAATAAAGTTATAGTTATCTGCGTTTGAGCTACCTTCAACATCAATTGAATAGGTATTTGCGGTGGCATTATCTGAGCTAGTTACGGTCAAGGTAATGCTGTCTCGGGATCCGGATACAGATACTTCCGAATGTCCAAGAGCGGCTGCGGCGCGCTTAATGCGATTAAGAGTATCGTTATCAAGAGTAAACCGCACATCTGCCTCAGGCATTTTTACTTCTTTGGTAGGAGTAGTAAGCATTTCTGGGTCAGAAAAGAAATATTTTACTTTAGATCGGCCAGTAGAATCACCAATCTTAACAGAATTTTCATCAAACGTAAGTCTTGGGATATCAACTAAATTAAGAACTCCGAGAAATTCATTTAGATCATATACACCAAAAGCTTGAGGAAAGTTTTCAGGAATTTCAGTACGAGCCAAAATGTTTTTAGCTTCTGAAATAGTATGTACTACATTACCTTGCTGCATAACCAAATTTGAGTTAATAGTAGAAAAGTTTTTTAGTACTGAAAGTGTTGTTTCGCTTAGTTCCATTATATATCTCCATCATATATTAGTATTATATACTATTTTTTGTGTAAAGTAAACACTTATGCTAAAATTTTACTAAAATTCTTATCTTTAGTAAATTCAATTTTCTGCTTAAATTTTCCGTCTAAAATTTCTCCTTTATGAGATATTACAAAAACATTAGTGTCATCGTCAAGGGTATATAATATTTTCATAAGATTATCTACACCATCATGGTCTAAAGATGAATCGAATGTTTCATCTAAAACAAGCAAGTTGGTTGCTACAGAATTTTTCATTTTAGCAATCATACGCCATGTGAAAAGCAATGCTAGATCAATGCGTTGCTTTTCGCCCTCACTAAATGAGTCATATGTGAATGAATCACGATGTCTAGATTTGATTGTTTCAGTAAAACTTTCATCAAGATTAAAGTGAACATAAAAATCTAGGATTTGCAGATATTGATTTACAAGTCTATTTATTACTGGAATATATTGTTTAATAACTTTAGTTTTAATGCCGGTATCTTTTAGCATTTCCATCATAACAGCGTTATAATTAAATTCGTCATTAATACTTAGTTTGGTTTCAAAATACTCTTCTTTTTCATTTTCAAGTGCTTGAAGACTTTCCCAAGACTTTTTAATATCGCCTTCATTACCCTTAATTTTAGAAATAGCAGTTGATAATGTTTCAATTTGTGAGCGAATTCTTACAATCTCTCTGTTATTACCAGACATTAATAAAGTCTTATCGCGGATAATAGCTGTTGAATCATTTAATTTTTCAAGTTTTTCCTCAACTAATTTAGAGTTTTCCTGGGCAATATCTAATGCTGATTGCAATTCTATAGCTTTATTTTTTGCTTCAGATAATTTTGTTTTAATTAATTCTTCTGGAATACTTTGCGAACATGTTGGACAATTATCATGCTCTTCATAGAATTTGGAATCTTTAACTAATAATCGAATTTTTTGGGTAAATTCGCTTTTATAATGCAAAAGGTTTTGCCGCTTATCATGGCAAATTTTTAACGACTCTTCAAGACCATTACTTAATGTTTCAATTTCATCAGACATAGTATTATTAAAAGATTGCAATTCTGCAATTTCTGATTCATACAAAGCAATTTCGGCTTGCTTTTCATCGACCTGATCATTATTCAGATCCTCGACTTCCCGAATATATTTTTTCTGTAAAGAAATTTTTTCTCTTATCAATTCAAACTGATAATTAATATCTTTTAGTTTATCTTTAAGACCAGTCTGTTTTTCTTTTAAGATTGAATTCATTTTAGAAAAAATATTAATATCTAACAAATCTTCAATAACATCTCGCCGTTGCTGTGCAGGCAATTGCATAAATGGTATAAATGAGGATGATCCCAACACAACAATTTGATGAAAGCTTTTATGATTAAGTTTAATAATATTTCTTTCAAGAATTTGTTGATATTCTTTAGCGTGCGATGATTGATTTATCATTTCGCCGTTTTTCCAAATTTCAAATATTGTTGGTTTAATACCACGCACTACTTTAAATGCTGCTTTACCAATATAAAAATTGACCTCGACTAAACAATCCTTATTATTTACAGTATTAACAAGTTGAGGCTTATTAATATTACGGTGAGGTTTTCCGAATAATGCAAATGATAAAGCATCCAGTAAAGTAGATTTACCTGCACCATTATGACCAACAATAAGTGTTGATTTAGTTTTATTCAAATCAATTTCTGACCAATTATTACCAGTAGACAGAAAATTCTTCCATCGAATATTTGAAAATACAATCATACTATTTCTAATGCCTGCGCTTCAATCAATAAATTGTGCATATTCGTTTTAATTCTATTTTTATCAAGATCTGTATCAACAGCATCTACATAACTATCAAGCAATGTCGAAGTATCATCAACCGAAATTGATTCGTCCTCAACATTTTCACCAATGAACTCACTAAAATTTTCAGCAATTTTTAGTTCATAAATCTTCTTATTTTGTATTTTATCAACAAATCGCTCAAATGTAAATAGGTCTTGTTTATTTATTACAACTATTTTTACAAATTTATAATCTAAATTATCTAATGGATAGTCAGTATAATCATATTTAGAATCATCGTATATAATCTTTTCATGTAAAGTATGCGGATTATGAATAGCTTCTATTTCTCGAGTTTCGGTATCAATCACATGAAAATATTTTTTGTCATGGGCATCAGACCAAGAAAACTCCATTTGTGAACCCAAGTAATGAATATTATCACGACTGGATTTTGTATGAAAATGTCCAGACAAAACAGTTTCAAATCTAGAAAATTCTTTATGATTCATACCATGGGTATTTTTAATACCTCTCATCATTTCAAAATCATTCAATTCTAAATGGCCACCAAGCCAATCTGCTTTGCATTCTTTTACAAATTTTATAGAAGCATCGTAATTTTCAGTAGTAATCCATGGAAGCAAGGCCATTTTTAATGAGCCATACTCCATAACACGCGGTTCCATAATAATATGGATTTCATTCATAAAATGACCAAGTAATTCCTTTAATGAGTTTAAATCATTTGTATTTTTATAATAAGTGTCATGATTACCTGGAATAATATCCATGGTCATTTTGTTTTCACGTAGCTTATCTAAAAAATGCTTGCGATTATGATTAAGTGCTTTAAAATTTACAAATTTGCGATGGTCAAAAAAATCGCCAAGATGTAAAATTTGAGTAATATTGTTTTTTTTACAATATGGGAAAAAAATTTCATCCCAAAACTTAGCTGAGTTATCAAGGAACACTTCTGAACTATTTCTAATACCACAATGTGTGTCATTAATTACTGCTATTTTCATTCCAAAAATTCCTGCAAGTCAGAATCAACATTTTGTTTACGTTTAGCCCGAGTTTTTTGAGCTTTTGCAAACTCTTTAATCTCTGTATCATATACTTTAATTTTATCAATTCTATCTTTAAGAGTATCAACAAAGTGAGTAGCAACAGAATTTGCAGCATCACCGCCTTCATTTACAAGAAAGGCTTCAACACCAGATTGGGATAAATATTTTTCTTTAATTTCTTGCTGGCGCTTTTCTTTTGCAATCCGGCGTAAAAAAGCAAACCAAATAATTTGAGTAAAATATGCAAAAGCATTTGGTTTACCGGTTCGTGTTACGGCATTAATATTATAATTCTCAACTGCTTTAAGACAATTTTCTACCGAATCCATAACCATTTCTTCTCTATACGTATATCGAATAAAATTAGATTTATGTGAAAGATTTTCAGCAATTTTTAAAAAACATATTGCAATATAATCTGGTACAACTGGTAATTGCTCGCCGGCCTCGCGAGCAGCATTTACTGATTCTACATATGCAACAATAGCAAGAGCAAACTCTTGGTTATTTACGTAGTGTAAATTTTTAGATTTTTTCTTAGCCATATTAATATTCTCCTAATATAGTAATATTATAAACTAATTTACATTAAAAGTAAACAAGTTTTTTTTATATTTTTTTTCAGTTATATGCATTTTAGGGGTTTACAAATTTAATATTTGTGATATAATAGAAGAGTAAGCTTCTAAAAGGGGAGGATAGTATATCGACATCCCATATATTTTATTGATGCACATATGCATTAGAGGTTTACAAATTTAATATTTGTGATATAATAGAAGAGTAAGCTTCTAAAAAGGGAGGATAGTATACTAATGCATTGTTGGTTTAGAATTCTTAAAGATCGATACAATTTTTTCTTTATCTTCTTCACTTAATTCTTCATCAAGTTCATCTAAAGTTTTTTCATTTTCAAGTGGTTGTTCATATTCTTGCATTTCTTCATCCCACTCTTCTTTCATTTTCTGCAAAGCAAAATAATATTGATCTATTGTTTTAATATGAGGAATACTAGATGCAGTAATGTGATCTCTATTAAGCCCAATGATTCCATTTTCACCTTCAACATATGTCATCATCGGTCTAAAAATATAATATGTTCCCTCTTTTACATTCATTCGAGAAATAATTAAACAGTTTCTAACAACCATATCATTAAGTTCTTCATCATCTTCAAGTATTTCTGCTACGATTTCAAGGCCATTAGCAAGAAGAAATTGTCCGTAATTATTCATTTAAATCTACCATATGTATTTTACAATTAAATTGTTCTCGTTTATATATCTTCAATCTTTCTTCAGCATGTACTAAAGAATAATTCTTTTTAGACTTATATTTTAAATTATCTGCAATATCGTATAGCTGAGTTGTTTTACCATTTTCACTTTTTCTTAACCCCCTGCCGATACTTTGTAAAATTCTGATTTGAGATTTTGAAGGGGAGGCAAATACAATGTTATGCAAGTTCCTTATATTTATCCCTGTACTAAACGTACCTAAACTTGCCACAATAATTGCATCTTTTTGTGTCTCAACTATTTTACGTATTGCTTCTCGATCGCTAGCTTCAGTGCCACCCGATACAAAAAAGATCTTGCGTTTTTCATCAGCTTTATTTGCTATTAAAGTATGTAATGGTTTACCATGTTTTTCAACAAACTGATACAATACAAGCGTATTACCGTCCAAAGATAAAGACAAATTACTAATAAATTTATTACGCTTTTCATTAGTAACAATAAAGTTAATTTCTTCTTGATAAGATTGACCAGATAAAATTTTCTTTGTCTCTTCTTTATATTGCAGCGTTAACAGATTAATGTCTAATTGGGCGAGCGTATTTTTGTCTTGAAGCGTTTTTGTTGTAGTGACATTTTTAACTTTACCAAATAATCCTTCAAGTGTTAATTTATGAGTTTGTGTACCATCTAGCGTTCCGGTTGTACCAAATCTATACGCAGCCAATCTGGCTTTATTCATAATAGCTGTTAAAGATTTAGATTTAAATCCATGGCACTCGTCCCCAAACACAGCACCAAATTGTTCGAACCATGCTGGCCCTAATTTGTAAATAGATTGCCACGTTGAAATATAAATTCTATTATGAATATTAGTTTTTTCTTTACCCGAATAAATCACATGACATTCTTTTTCTACCTGGAATGATTCATCGGCAGTCGAATAGTCTGCGAAATCTGCATACATTTGTTGCACTAAGGAGGTTGTTGGAACAATAACTAATACTTTTTGATTAAAATTTTCAAGGTACCATCGCATTAAAGCATAAATTATAAGTGATTTACCGGACCCAGTTGGCGACAAAAGAATAGCGCGTTTTTTTCGAATTGCATCACATATTGCATCAAACTGATAATCTCTAACTTCAATAGGTTCTCCGCGCCCTTGTAAATTTAATCGCTTAAGAAAATCCATAATTGCTTTTGGATCTATATCATTATATTGCTCGGGCATGCCATATAAAGAATCTTCATATTCTATGGTATAATTTCTTTTTTCAGCAAATTCTTTTACATATGGTAATAACCCAAGGCCTAGTTCATTTGTTTGAGCATTATATAGCCTAACTTTACCATCCCATATTTTATTTTTGTATAATGGCATAAATTTATACCCTGGAACAAAAAAACTGAAGAAATCTGATAATTCTGCGCCGATGCCCCAATCGCAACCAATTAGCATCATTGACTCATTCTTTTTTTGAATTACTATTTTATCCACCGGCTTGAAACATCTTCCATTTAATGATATTACCAATTGATGTATGCCGCCACCGTAAGGTTTCAACAATTTCTTGCAAGGTTTCTACTAAAGTTTTTGAATATGCAATTTTTTCTTCGCTTTGTTGAATTTCTTTATCTGAATCATAATAATAATTCATATCACCCTTCATAACTTTAAGGCCATCAAAGGGATCAAATTCCCATCCCCGTTGTTCAATTTCTTCGGGCGGCATTTTACCATTATAGTATAGCCACTTAATTTTAAGCAAAGATTTTTGATTTATTTGAGATTTTTTTAATTGAAGTTTGGCTAAAGAAAGCCACTGCAAATATTTAGCATGTAGTTTAGCTGTATCTACTGATGCACTATCCAATTTAGTATCATCAATTACGCTGTCATTTTGCCATTCTATAAGGATTTTTTCAATATCTAGTAACAACGGAAACTCCATCTGGTTCATAATATAATAGTATTTATAACGTCTAATTACACCTCAATATGGAAATTATTTATTTCAATTGGAATTAAATCCACTAATTGGGCTTTTATATGATCTGTATTAACATCAATATGGTTTATTTTTTCACGTATCTCTATAAAATTATGTATACTATAAAATAGCCATTTAAATGTCAAGTATAATATTGAATCATTATAACTATTAAATTGAAAAAAATCTTCATGCATTAAACCAGCAAATCTAACCCCACGTCGGTTTAACGAATGAAAAATAAAATTATTAATTTCACGGCATGTATTTTCATTATCACGCAGATTTTCAATATAATTTAAATTTTTTAACCTAGTTACGGGTTTTTTACAGTAAAATAAAAGATTGCTAAAATGATAAAGATTGGACATAGATATAATTGAATTTATAATTTCTTTATCAATAGTTTCATTAATGATATAAAATGTTGGTCGATACGACATTATTAATCTTATAGCGGTATTCAGTCTATTAATATCATTTGTTTTTTTGTATTGTAATATAATATCCCGAAAAATTCCGGACTTTATATTAAAAATTTCGCAATTTTCGCAGTCATTTATATCAACATTATATCCTAATGCTATTAAATTTTCAGTTAATAAATCATATTTAATATATTTTTTATGGGCTTCTGCAAACCAATTTGTTAAAATTTCACCGCTATTGCCGTTATTAGTCCAAACTATTAATGCTCTATATCGCCGTATATCATTATCTATCATTATACTTAGTCCCTAAGTTCAAAATATCCTATTTTAAATGTTACTTCAAAAGTAACTACTGGTGCTTCGCTAACGCCCGCTTGAAATGACAAAGGCCCAACAAATGTTGGTATACAATCAATATATCGAAATTCTTTAACTTTATTATTATGACTTGACATAATAATAGCTGATATATCTACTTGAATTCTTTTTTCTGCATCATTATGGTGTTTTTCCGTAAGTTCGGTTAACCATTCAAACATTTCTTTATAAGAATTCATATCCTCATCACAGATAACTTCAATAGTCAAATCACCAAATGAAATATTATCACCAGTTAATGATATTGATTGAATCCTTTTATACGATACCACAGGTGCATCAATGGTAATTGCAGGATGATCGAATCTTTGTGCAAAAAATTCTAAATTACCGTATTCTTTTCTATCTAAAACTATTCTAAAATTAGTTGGTTGGAGATAGTTAATATTGCTAGTTAATTCTGACATTCCATAATACTCCGTATGTTATAATTATTTATATGCAAAAATAATACAAAAAAATGCATTTTTAGATGTTTACATTTCTTTTTACTTGTACTATTGTAAATTATAACCTAAAGCAGACTACGTTACACAAACTGCCATTCTACCCATTTATCACTTTTATATCTATATCTATATCTAATTGCTATCTACACCGAATAAAAAAAGAGGCGCCGAAGCGCCTCTAGTTGTTCTGTTACCAGAATAATATTATTTAATCTAATCTTATGCAGACAAGATATTGTCAACTCTGAAGATTCTGTAATATTGATTAGTCTTCGCAGCTGCTAGACCGTTTGCGGGTGTAGCACCTACAAATGGGTTTGATGCCATGCCATAACGAGTTTTGAACCCGATACGTGGCTGGAAGTCATTTTCACCTACTGCACGAACCATTGTGAGTGGTACGTATGGGCAATAGAAGAGACCTGCATCGTATGCATTTGTACCTTTGTATCCAACAGTGATATAATCAACAGTTGCATATGGGTCGATATAAACGCGTGTGCGGCCATTAAGAACACCAGCAAAAGTATTACCTGTGTCATCAACTTGCAAGTTAGTTGCGAGTGCTGGAGCATAGTCCAGCATACCTGTTGCTGCCAAAGCAGAAGCTACATCAGAAGATGTGATGATGAAGTTACCACGACCGCGACGTGTTTCTTTTGCGATTTGGTTAGCTTCACGTTCAATTTGAACCATCAAACCTTTGAATTTTTCTACTGACCAACGACCATCTGCATCTGAGGACAAGTCAAACACGCCGTTAATTGCTGTGTTAGATGTATTTGCACCAGTTTTAGCTTGGCTGTTGATTGTACGAATAACTTCGCGGTTAATTTCAGCAAGAATCTCTGTTGACAAGATATTTGCCAATTCTGATTCTGCATCAAGACCGTGAATAGATTTCAAGTCTTGAGCTAACTCAAGGCTATATTCTGCTTTCAATGCACGTGTTTTTGCAGACACTGTTGCTTTTTCAATGGTGAAACCCATTTCAGCAAAAGGATTGCCAGCTGAATCGCCAAGGGCTTCGCCTGCAGTTGTAGTCATACCTGTACCAGCACCTGGTCCTGTGCGATCATTGTCGATAGAGGAGTCAGAGTTAGAATCAGTAAGACCCAAAAGACCAGATGTATCACCGGTCTGTGAACCTGCGCCGGAGAATGCTGTATTAGCTTCACCGAAGAGTGCTTCAGGTTGGCTAGTTGAACCAGCATTATAACGTGACTTCATTGCGAAGATCAAGCCAGTTGGGCCAGTCATCGGCTGAACGCCACATACGTCATATGCCATCATGTTTGGCATTGCGCGACGTACCAAGGAAATCAAGATTGGATCCCAGTTAGAAGCGGAACCAGTGTTATTGCCTGGAGCATCTTCTGTAATGAAACCTTGAGTAGCAGAGCGAGCTTCTGCTAATGATTTTTCTTGGTTTTCTAAAATAACCGCAGTTACGGAACGACGATATGCATCATCGATTTTGCCTGCAGATTCTTCATTGAGCACTGGTGCCCATTTTTCTGTTAAGTTTTTATAGTTAGACATTCCATAAGTCCTTTAGTTTAATTTGATGTTCTTAAAGCAGTGAGATAGCGATCCATAGAGGCATTGCTTTCTACAATTGAATCGGCCTCTTCAGCTTCTTCTACTGCTTCATTAATTACTTCTTCAGCTTCTTCTACTGATTTAGAAAAATATGATTCTTTAAGTGTTGCCACTTTTGAAGTAAATGATTCTGCATTATCAAAATCTAGGTTTTCCGCTAGTTTTTCGAGTTTGGCAACTTGTGTTTCTGCTAGATCTTTAGCAGCTTCACGAATAATCATTGTACGTTGCAAAGTTTCTACTGATTCTTTCATTGCGATATTTGTAGCAGTCTCTTTATTCAAGAGAGCTTCAAGTTCTTCGACTTGTTCTGCTAGATCGTCAACTAAATCAATTTTAGCTTCTGGAACTTCAATATACGATTCAACAAATAAGTCTTTCATTTTGGACATAAATGTTTCTGCAATTTCAGTTCTTAAACCACGTTCAACAGCTAATTTGTTGTCTTCCATCCACGTTTCAACTACATAATTTAGATAGCTATCAATTTTTTCAACTAGTTCGCCTTTAGCTTCAGCAAGACCTTCGGCCATTTCTGTAGCAAAGTTTTCTTCGAGTGCGTCAACTTTTTCAGCATAAGCAGTTTCAAGTTCAACTGTTTTTTCTGAAATTGTTTCATGCACTCTTGAAGATACTGCTGCTTCAAAAATTGTTGCAGCTTTAGTTTTAAAATCTTCTGATAGAGATTCATCATTAGTTACAAGCGCATCTAGATCTTCTTTGAAGTTAAGCGGTGCAACTGCAACAACTTCTTCTTCTTCGAAATCAAAAGATTCGCCCATGAGGTTTTTATAAGAGGCTTGTAAATCAGCCTTTTTCATTTTACCCATTTTATTATACATTGCATTAATGATACCAGCTTTAGTTTTAGGTGCTGGATCTTGCTTTGTATTATCTTTTGCTGTATTACCACTTGCATCGCCGCGAGCGGCTTTAGCAGTTACTTCCCCAGCTTTATCTACGCTATCAATAGATTGCGCTTCAGCGTTCTTTGGATCGTGAGCTTCTTCCACAACTTCGTTGTTTAAGTCGAGCTCCACATCCTGTTCTTGGATTTGATCAGTCATGTTGACTCCTCTTATTTGTTTATCAACGAGAGGAAATTTTCAAACTCACGCAATTGCACTTCGTGCAAATTGCTACGTGAAGCTTCTTTAATTTCAGTCTCTATTTCTTCAATTACTTGAGATTGGATGATACCGTTATTCCAAACCCATTCTACACCTTCCATTATTCCATTAACAAAAGCTTCTGGTGCAGATGGATCCTGTACAATATCTACAGTGCTCAACATAAAGTCATCTTTGACGTACATTGTCCCACTACGATTCTCAAGACTTCCCATACCACGAGTTGAAACGCCTAACTGAACACCACCATCTAGTAAACCTTTTACGATATTACCCATCGGAGTGTCTAAAATAAGCGCTTTTCCCACTACTGAATTACCATTCCATACCATTTCGGTAATTCTGTGAGAAACTTTATCTAAGTTCACTGTTGGCCCTTCCGGGTGATTTAATTCTCCAACAGCCCTCTTAGTCATTACTTGTTCCGTATTGAATTTATGTATAGCTGATTCCATAATTGCTTTTGGATAAATTCTTCCATTACGGTTTTTAGTTTCAGCTTGAGCGAAAATACCCTCAATAACATAATTTTGTTTACCACTTTCAGTGGATTCTTTAATTAATGAAATTTCTTGGTCAAGGTATTCTGCAATAAGCTTCATTTTTTATTCCTTTAATTTATAGACTTTAATTAGTCTTGAATATCTTCTTCATCAAAAAATTCTTCGATTTCTTCATCCGAAATTTCCAAATCATCAGATCCGCCATTAAACATTGTATCTGCTATGGCAACTTTTTTATCTTCTAAAGCATCATTCATTTTATCTGATACCATATCGTTAAAAATATCCGAAGATGTTTTATAATCATTTCCTAAAATACTATCAATCATTGATTCAATTGGATTGACTTCAACTTCAACTTCATCTATTTCAAAATTTTCTTCGTTTTCCATAATGTTCTCCGTCTTTGATATTATTTATACATTTAATGTTCTTCACTTAGCAAAAAAAGTTAAAGTGAATCAATTAATTCTCTAATATACGTTTCAGTTATAAAGGATTTAATATATTGTTCAGTCGCAATAGATTGTATATATTGCCCATCAATAATTCCCTTAAGATATGCAGCATTTGCTGCAGTTTGAATATATGTACTATCTACATATGATTGTATATATTGCTCATTTATAAGATTAGTAATTGATGTATCTATTGTAGTGCCATTTTGTTTTATATCAACACCAAGTCCAAAATCTGCTTCACTTGGATTAATTTTTAATTTAATCAATCCGTCAGTTAAATTAGTAAAGAATAAATTATCATTTGAATCACCGGATATCAAATAATTTCCTATATTAAGACCATCTCCTAGTATAAGATTTCCACTAGAGTCAACTTCTAAATTAAATGCTGCACTATCAGCGCCTATTATAGTAATATCCTGGCTATCAGTTGGAGTTATTTCATCTTCTGGATCATCTGCTCTACTAACATTTAATGTAAAAATTGATCCAACTGCTTGAAAAATTCCAAGTTGGAGATTCAACATATCCCTAGCAGTAAATGACTGTAATGAGATTGATACAGCTTCAGCTTTGTCTAAGTATAGCCGTATACCATATCTACCACTAATATGATATCCATTAAAATATGATCCAACACCAGCCCAGCCACGGACAGAATTTACTAAATTGGTACTATCTAAAATTATAGTAAGATCAATATACGGTTCTAAATATGATATTACTATTGCATCTTGTAAAGATGATATTTCACCAACCCGACCACTACTAGTTCTAAATCGTACTTTATCTAAATATGCGCTAAGCAAGAGTTATTCCTTACTCATCGTTGGGCAGATTTTTTTCTACCTCTTCAGCATCTTGGTCATTACTATCTTCAACATCTTTAGAAAGAATTTTAATTTCTTCTGCATCTAACTTTAAAACAGTTTTCATTACCCATTCTTTAGTAAAATATTCACCAACATATTGACTAAGCATATCTAATGTTTGCACACGTTCTTTTAATATATCTGACTCTTTTAACTCTGTAAAATGATTATCACGTGAAAAATCAATAATAACATCATTTTTCCATTGTTCCCAATCACCTTCGGTAATAATTTTTTTCAAAAGTAATTGTTTTTTTAGAATATTATAAAAAATAACGGAAAATTTTGCTCTTAGTCTATCAATAAATTTTTGAAACTTAATTTCATCTCGACCGATTTCACTGCTCCTCCCAAGAGAAAACTGTGCTTCTTGCTCTAATCTATTTAATGGTACATTTAATGCTTTATAAACTCTTTTTTGAAAATAAACAATATCATCAATTTGTCCAAGATTTTCACCACCTGGCAAGGTTGAAATTTCTGTACCACGGCCGCCTTCTCTACGAGGTAACCAAAAATCTTCAAGCATTGACATATGCTTACGATCATCTCTTAATTCACCGCTATTAGCATCATATACTAGCTTATTGCGATATTTTGCCATAATATTTTTCATATATTCATCAGCTTTACCTTTTGGTAAATTGCCAATATCAATATAAAAAATTCTTCTTTCAGGTGCACGAGCTAATCTGTATATAACTAATGAATCTTCCATCATTCTTAATTGATTAACTGGCTTTATTGCTTTTTGCAAATTAGAAATAATTTTTGTTCTTGTTTCATCCATCAATCCTGATGTTACATAACTAATAGAGTCAGTTGAAAATTTTACTGCATTTTTATTTTGTTGACTTCCAGGCTTATCTTGATAAATATAATATTCTTTTACATTATCAATAATATCAATATTAGTAAGCGGGTCACGTTTTTTCTTGACTTCTTTTATTTTTCTAATTTTAGTAGAATCTAGGAATCTAATATCTTGAATTCCCATTTTTTCATTTTTTTCATCCACAACTAAATGGTGGTATATTCTACCATCAATATACCATCTTCGAAATATATCGTGGGCATTTTCTTTAAAATTCAAAAGATTAAGAATACCATTAAATTCTTCCTGAATTTGATTCTTAATATTATCAGCTACTTCAACATTTTCTAAATTCAAGTTAACAATACTATTATCATCATCATAAATTATAGATTCATTTACAATATTTTCAATAGCGTCATCGACCTCGGGATGACTGGCAATCCCGCGGTATTTTAAAATCATTTGAAAATTATCTTTAGCAGCGTTTCCGTCAATATCAACATATTGACCATAATGACCGCCTGACGCAGTTACATAACCAGCCCCGTCTTCATCGGTTGCTGGAACAACAGATTTTAGTCTATTATTATCTAATTTTGACTGGGATGCTTTTTTAATTTCAAACCCAAAAATTTTCAAAGTATTATCAGCCATTCTCTATCCTTACCTTATAGAGGAGAAGGATTGTCCTTCTCCTCCATTAGTTTTATTTATTCAATAATTAAGTAGTTTATTCTACCTGCCCATTAGCACCGGTAGCATTACTTTCCCAATATTGAATTTGGAATTCCACTGAGAATTCCTCAACAGTATCATTATTATCATATGCAAGATCAATCGCCGATACGTTTGTTGGGAATGCACCCTTAAATTTGTATCTATAAAGAATTGTTTCATCTTTATCTAGCTGTTGAACTTCCATATCCGCTTGATAGTCTAACGGATTAGTGCGGCCAGTATTTGCACTATGTGCATTCATGCCATTCATCCATCTTTCCATTGCAGATCTGATTCTAAAGTCAGTATCATTGATAATAGTAACTGTCCACGGTTCAAAAGTTCTGTCTCCCGCGATTTGTATTTGACGACCTCTAAATCCAATAGGAATATTACCCATTGTTGATGCCGGTAGATTGGCCCCTTTACATAAGAAAGATGTTAATTCAACATCGCCCCCTGCATATGCCGGAAAACCCATTACTACTTTAAATAAATTGGGTCTTGCACCACCACCTTTTAATTTTGATTTGAAATCATCGACGCCTAAAATAGCCATTTTATTTTCCTATCTTTATGCTGCGCCAACAACTTCTTCAAACGAAACACCGGAGCGAACAGCTACGAAATTTAGAGTGATGAAGTTAATTGATCTTGCTGGTTTAATGAACATAGAGGCTACAAATTGGTTAGCATCAATGATCTCGCCGGTATTATTGGTTTCGTCGCATATAACTGAAAAATCAGTGATACCTCTTCTACCTTTAATATCTCTTAATACTGGCTCTACAATATTTAAGAATTCTGCACGAGTAAATTCGTCGTTGAATTCGAAAAGAATATTTTGCGACGCTGCCGCAATAGATCTTTCCAACAACAAGAAGAGTCTACGAACGTTGATTCTATCAAATGCGGAGGGTCTGTTTAAGTGAGTTTTATCACCAAATAACAATACACCATTTCCTGGAATATTTGCTACAGGGTTGATTCCCGCTTTATACAATTCATCTCTTTCTGTTTTAGATGCATTGTATGATAGCCCGGTAACACCCAAATATTGCCCACGGCGTGTACCCGCTGGTGAATACCAAGCAGCAGCATTAAGATCTGTAGAAGCCATAATACCGGCTGTAGAAGATGCTGCTGGAATATAAATGTATTTATCGTTAAATTTATCATAGACTTTTAGATAGTTGTTGTCAACTACTAAATATGAACTACGTGTAAAGGATACATTCGCAATAATTGCTGCATTAATATTAGCTTTTGCTACACCAACTACTGAGTTTCTATTTGGTGATGCAATAACAACGCAATCTTTTCTGCCATTAGTACCTTGTACTTTTGCCACCAAATCATTAACTACGGTTGTTTGATCAGCAGCAAGGGCCATTCCAGGTGCAATTAAGAAATCTACCAATGTAGTGTCTTTGTCTGCAAATTGGTCAAACCCGCTAATATATTGTGCGGTACCCAATGCCCGGCTATCGCTACCATTTGTTAAAGAAATAGCTTTTGCAGCGCCTGTAAATGTTGCGTGTACAACACCGTTTACAGCTTGAGCTGGTGTAACAACACCTGGAATATTCGCCATATGAATAAATGCCGAACCTCTGTTAATCACATCTAAAATATAATTGCCAGTGCCATTTGATGTTTTAGCATTAGTTGCAACCGAAACAAATGCAAAAGTTTCAAGAACTTTGCCTTTTGTACCAGAAATTACGCCGTCTTCATCAATTACTGCAACGTGTACTTCATCCGTACCAGTTGCGCCAACATTACTAGCAAATGGTGATAACCCAGGAGCAGCATCAAATTCGCCTTTAAATGCCCAAGCAGCAAATCCGGTATCGGAGCATACTTCAACTTTTAATGAATTGCCAAGTGCGCCAGGATATCTCGCGATAATTTCATGGCTGGCTGCTTTAAGCGTTGATTCTTGAACATCCCAATTATCATCATTTTTAACAAGCGGAATTGATGTAGGGGTACGAGCAGTGTCGGCACCATAAGCATTTACAATATCAGACCCTTGGCCACCAGAAATAGTAATTGTTGGATTTGAATTGTATAAAAATGGTGTTGCGCCCGGAGTTACTGTGAGCGCTGTAACCGCACCCCCAGAAATTGTAGCTGTTAATGTTGGTGTATCGCCGCTATCAGCAGCGGTAATTGTTACGGCAGGGGCAGTGACATAATCTTCACCGCCTTCTGAAACTGTGAGTGTTAATACGAGTCCGTCAGAATCAACTGCAGCTGTTGCTGTTGCTTCAGTACCGGCTTCGTATACTTCTCTAACTACCTGTAGGCTATTAGAGTATTTTAAAAAGTATGAAGCTGTATGAAAATCTACTGATGTTTCATCAGAAGGATTTCCGAAAACGCTTACTAGTGTGCCTTCGTTGCTTACAAGAATTGGCTGGTCAACTGGACCCCAACGAAAATTACCAACCATAGCTCCGGTAGATGAGCTAGCGTTTGGTACACCGTTGGTTAAGTCAATTTCTCTTGTAACAACTGCTGGTGACACAGATGGATTTCCTATGGCCATGTCTTATTCCTTTGCAGAGAGTAAAATTATATGTATTTCATAATAAGGTTATATTCAATTACTATTATTTATAAGAATTTAAGTTTAGACTTTACCAATCATTCTGGTGTTCTTCTATAGCCCAACTAGAATGAAATGTAGTATCATCAATTACTGTAGATTGCCCATCATCGTAAAAACCGAATGGGACAATATCATCGTCTATTTCTTTCATTCGTTGTTCAAACATCAAATCTTTAATACTAATATCAGTTAATTCATTAAAAAATGATGTTCCAACAAAATAAGAAAATAATATTAAATTCATTACTAAATCATCGTGATTTCCATCAGATGCTTCATATGATTGCCCCCGCGCCGTAAATGTAGAAATTTCTAATATGGTATTTTCATCCATAATATCTAATTTATTATTTTCCATTAAATCTTTAAATGAAGAACAACCAATTCTTTTAACTTTGCGTGTCATTAACATACCAAGTGAACCAGACTTTACTGCCGATTCAACAAACATATTTTCATATTCTAAATCATGATATAAACCATTACATACAACTTGCCCAGCATCATTAGATTCTATAACAACCATTGCTTCATTATATGACATAGCATATTTATAAATAATATTTGGATATAATAATGGAGAAATATGATTATCTCTATATGTAGCTACCTGTTTAAATGGATTTACACTAACATCAATTATAGTAAATGTACTATAGTCTTGACCCCTACCTTTCGCAACATCTACTGTCATTATATATTGGTGATCTTTTTTAGATTCCTCATATACATAAACATTATCCCGAGTAACGTTTATTGGATCTTTTCTTCTAAGAGATAACAAAACTTCGGCACCAATTAAAGTATCGCCCGTTCCAAAAAAAGTGTTATGTGATACAAACCCTTGGTCATGATTATACACACTTCCATTACCTACATTTACCGGATCATAAAAATAGTCACCTTCGTTTATTTTACTGATACGCGATACAATCTTACCTATGTTATCGCCTATGAGCACATCCCGGGCATAGACTTCTTTATCATTAATAATGAATCTGTGATCAACCGCGCATTCAACAGCTGTATTGTCTTCAAAAATAAATTTTAAATATTTTTCATGCCAATATCTTTTTACTCCATCAAACGATTGAAAACCGGATGGTGTTAAGATTTGTATATTGATGGGAGAACGTGTGTTCGTGTTTTCCATTCAATAATACCCTTTAATGTGACATTTGAGCATTTATAGTGTTCTGCATATTTTCTTGCAAAATGTGATGATGGAGTTTTTTGAAGCCATCCTTTTTTCTTTGCATTTTCATTGTATTCTTTAATTTCTTTTTCACAATTTAATTTTTCTTTTTCATAATGAGTTCTAATTTCAATTACTTTTTTATCAGAAATTTTCGGTGGTTTCAACCTTTTACCTTTTCTAATTTCTGAATGGTGTTGTCTTATTTTTGGATCCTTCCATTGATTCAAAGACAACTGTCTCATTTGTTCTGAGCCCCCGCCTCTTTTTTTAGCAGACTCACTCATTTTTTTCCGCGATTCTTCTGAGTACAAATATCCTTCAGTAGTAAAATTAGGAGAATTGTGCCCATGTCCTTTTCCAGACCAAGATTCATTTAAACCATTATTAAACGTGTCTAATTTACGAATCCAATATTCTTCACGTTCATTAATGTAATTTCTATCACTACTTTTTTCTAGTATTTCTACAGTAAATTCATCTTCGCGAAATCTTTTTGATCTTTTATGGTCTCCCATTCTCTGCTTCATACGTCTGTCTATCGTTATACCAACGTATTGCTGCGAGTCTGATTTCCTCGTCAACAGATAAACCAGATGTTGATCCTCGTTGGATACACTCATATAAATTTCCTATAGTTATTTCTGCTATATAGTTATTTATACAAATAGTAATTTGGGAAGAACTTTTAAGGCAATTACCAAATTCTTGGTCAAATTGCAATTTAGATGTATTTGCAACTGTTTGTTTTTTCCATTCTTTATCTCGTCCAGGTACATCCCACCAGTCAACTCTAAACGGTTTATAATTATTAGTTTCTTGTACTGCGCCTTCCCATATTTTATGGAAAACATTGCCAATACCATTAGCAGTTGATGTAATAATAACTTTTGTATCTTTACCTGATGAAACCACTGGATATGTAGATGTATAAAATTCACTAGCTCTTTCAACAAAAGCAAACTCGTCTAAATACAATAATGAAACTGACATACCACGAATAGATGATCCACTTGTTGCCGCAGCAATAACCCGAGAGTTATTAGAAAATTCTATACTTCCTTTATTTAATGCTTTACAACCAGGCTGCAAAAAGAATGGTAAATTTTCTAGCATAAGAGTAATACGACCAAGCATTTCGCGTGCCGTTGCGCCCTTATTAGCCATTACTGCAATAGTTTTTTCACTATGAAAAATAGCAAACCAAAGAATATATGCTACAGAAGAAATAGATTTGCCTGATTGGCGACACGCTAAAACAATAGAAAAGCGATTATCATTAAAATGATTAAACATTTTTTCTTGATATGGATATAGCTCAAAGTTAACTAAACCACGATCTAAATGAATTACTTTGCAATAAGTTTTTGCAAAGTAAACCGGATCATACATACATTTAGCATATTCAGTAATTTCTTCTTTTGTAAATTGCTGAGTAACACCATCACGTTTTACATTTTGATTACCATTATAAGAATCATTTAGTTGTTGATTCATTGCTATCAACTTTCACCATATCAATAATATCATTAGCTTTTGCAGCATCATGCAACATTCGCTGTAAATCTGTAGTAGAACCTAAAAATAAATTATTATTAGTAGTTCCGCCCTCAATGGATTTTTGATTGCCTTTTGAATTATATTCTTTTTTCTTTTTATGTAAATCCATTAATCGATCATTTACATCAGAAATATTTTTTATCATCCCAGAAACAACCTCAAAGGCGCGAGGATGCTCTAATGCTTTTGCAACTTCCATCATTTCTTCAAGTGCATTATTACCCTTTTCAATTAGGTCATAATATGTTTTTCTGGAATATTCAAAATCATTATTTACATTATCAGAATCATTCATTAAAATACTCTATATCTTCATTAAATCCAAAGTCATTAGGTGGTGTTACATTTTCAGGAGATGGTGTAACAGTTATTCTTGCAATTTTTCCATCAGAATCTACGGCAGTATCACCAAGAATTCCAATATCTGTAATTGCTTCACGAATAAATCCTTGATTATATACTGGCCCATAAAAGAAAGTATTCATTTGAAAGTCTAATGTATATATAATAGTTCTTCGAGTTTCCTGAGAGCCTTCAAAATCATCAGAAAATGTTACTGATTGCAAAGTAATAGGAATATCATGTTTAATATCGGTGAATTCAGTAAATGGTTTTACTGTAATACTATATTGAGGTGCAAAATATGGTATTATTTGTTCTACTATTTGTAAAGCATCATCTTGTGTTTTTGAATATACATTGAGTTGAAATGAAATCAAATATGGCACAGGTGCCAAAAATTTATTTTTATTAGTCGTACTATCAGTATAACGATAGTAATTATTCATTTTAGGTAATTTTCTTTCGGCATCATATGATATAGAAGTAATCTCAAAGGACATCCGTGGCAGCTTTAAAGCAACTTTAGTATCTGTTTCTAAATTATCAGTAGTTCTAATTCTTTCAAGAAACTTAGATCTTGGAGCATAAGCTAAAGGAACCTTGGTTTGGTTTAAAACTTTTCCATTAGCATCAGCCCGTATTACTTTAATATTATTGAAAATTGTACCAAAAGTTGCAACAGTTTTTCGGAGTGTTTGATGATAAAAATATTGAAACATTATGTATCCTCCGGATCACCAAATGGATTTGCTTCGCTAAAATCTAAGAAATCATATACACTATTTGACGTATCAAATTCATCATTCATTTGATAATTATTATTGCCAAAGTCTTCGGTAAGTGATGCAATTGTCCTTGTAATTGTGCCGTCTGGTCTGTAATTCAAAATAGTGCCACCACTTTCAAATTCTGCCCAAACATCTGCGCTATCATGGGAAAGATTAGTAACTCTTAATTTATTTGTATCACTATTATATGCTACCACATCTGCTGTAATAATACTGCCTGACGCAAGCTCATGCTCAATGAATTCACCTGGTAAAAAGTCTGGATTTGTACCTACTTCATCTGCATTATTTGCTAGTGTTAATATTACACCGTATGATTGATCTTCAATAGAATCAATTGCATTAATGCCAGTATCCATATCCTCATCTGCATATTCAAATAATTCACACCGCAATTTAAATGTTGGTAGATGGCTTAACTGATAAAACGGATTTTCATGCTCTACATGCATTATTTCAAACAAAGAATTTGATAGCGGTAAATAAATTAAATCGCCTTCGTGTGGTCTTAATTCATTTAGTGCATTGTCATCGCGGCGAGCTATTTGTATCCATCTTCTTCTTGAAACCACAAAGCTAGCTTGATCTCTGATTTCTATTCCGAACCGAGTAAACAGATCACCTTCCCCATCAAAACCATCAGTATTTTCAATATACATTTCTATTTTATATGCACTACCAAATCTTGATGCTACATCTTCTCCAAGTATTTTATCCTCGCCAGTAATACTTCTGGGAAGATAATATACATCTTGTCCGTACATCTTTAAAGATTCAATAACAATATCTTCATATAATAATTGTTCTGATCTTACTTTTTGTGAGAAATGAATATTTGTAGCCATTAAATTATCCTACAAAAAAGTCTGCCGGAAATTCATATTCCAATCTAATAGTTTCTTCTAATTTTTCAAGTTCCGCTACGGCATCTTCATATAACTGCCGGCCATTAAGGCTAACCCCACCCGGTAATTGCATACCTTCAAACTTTGAAAGATTAGCCCCCCATTGTTTTTTAATAAGCTGGGTTGCATATTTTTTTAAAAATTTATCATCATAAACTGAAGTAAAAGTTTCTGGATCAATTGCAGAAGTGCATTCAACAATTAAATACTTTCCGGCCGTAATATCTTTATCAGCAAAGTCGCCACGAATATATAATCTATTTTGTCTGCGCGCA